TGTCGAACGAATGGTTCAATGAAGAGAGCCACACGCAGGCACCATCGGGAAAGAACGAGGCGCTTCGCTGCGCGCCAACGGATCGCGCGGCCTTGTTGTTCTCCTTCTCAAGGCAAGCCAGCTCCAGAAGCCTCTTTTTGTCCAGGGGCAACGCCTCGTTGTCGACGACCTGCCTCACAAACCGACGAATCGACGCAAGAGCGCGCGGCTCGGTGACCAGAACACCCGCCTCCACAAGCTTGGACTCCGACTCGAGTGAGAGATTTGCCGACGAGACAACGGCACATCTGTCGAAGAGCAACACCTTCGCATGAAGGTTTGGAAGCGAATAGAGGTCAACAGCCGAATGCCGCATCCCTTTGAGGGCCAATGCGCCTCTAGCGGACGATGCCCCACGGGCAACTGCTTCCTCCGAAAGGTCGGCTACCACAGTGACCGACTTGGACCACTTGAATAGTTCGTCAGGATGACGACCAAGGAAGCCGACAACGGCAGTTGTGTGTCGAGAGGCAGAGGCGCGCTTACGGATCGTCTGCCAGAGCTCATAGCCTGCAAGGAACTGCATCGCTATCCTCCCAAGTGGCTCCCAACATGAGAAGGGATTGGATGCCTAGGCCACCGTCGGTCAACCACTCCTTCGAATCCGTTGTGTACTGGCCCAGCGTGATCGCGACAGGCGGGTGAATTCGAAAGGGAGAATACCAGAAAGGATAAGCGCCTCGCTCGTCGCTTGACGAACGCCGCGCCAGCAAACTGCGCTGGCACGCCGGTCGCCGCTCCTCCTCGACCACCGGGAGGGAGCCGAGGTTGGCGAGAGGTGCCGGCGCCGTCGTCCGGCCCCGCTTCGCTTTGAGGGGCCGGCCGGCGGCGAGGACTGTTGAGGTGGTGTTCATGCGGCGATCTGCCGAGCGGTTTGGCGCTTGATCCGGCGCTGCTCGCGTGCAGTTTCGAGCTTGCGGTCGCGCTCGGCCCAGATGGCTTTGCCGCGGCCGGCCAGGAAGTCGTTGGGCGTGATGTATCCGATGGCGCTGTGAAGCCGGACGCCATTGTAGTGCTCGACGAACTTGGCGACGACCTTGCGCGCGTCCTCCAGCGACGAGGGTGACGCCGGGCGGATGGCGTCGCCCTTGACGGTCCTGTGGTAGCGCTCGAGCTTGCCATTGGACTGCGGGTAATAGGGCGAGGTCCGCACATGCGTCATGCCCGAGACGCGGATGAACTCCTTGAAGTCCCGCGCCACGAATTGCGGACCGTTGTCCGAGATGATGCGCGGCTTGGCGTCGGGGAACTTCTCGCGCGCCTGCTGGAGGATGCACTCGACGTCGGCCTCGGTCATGCGCTCGCGGAGCTCCCAATGGACGATGGCGCGGCTGGCGCCGTCGAGGATCGAGAAGAGGTAGTAGAAGGTGCCGACGATGTTCAGGTGGGCGATGTCGATGTGCCAGTGCTCGTGCGCTGCGAGCGGTTGCACGAAGCCGCTGCCCTTCCGCGAGGAGCCCTTGTTCCAGCGGTCGAGCAGGCCCGCCCCAGAGAGGATGCGGTAGGTCGTCGAAGGGCTGACGGCGGCGATGTCCTGGTCGAGCATCATGAAGGTGAGCCGGCGGTACCCCTCGAGCGGGAAGCGCCCGTGGAAATCGATGATGCGGTTGCGCTCCGCCAGGTCGATCCAGTGGTCGCGAGGAAGGCTGCCGTTGTGCTCGTTGACCCGCCCGTAGCGCTTGCGCCAGTCATAGAACTTGCCGCGAGAGACCCCGACCCAGCAGACGATCTGCCAGGTCGGGATCTCGGTCTTGGCGCTCAGGTCGCGCACGAAGTCGACGACGAGGTCGCGCGTGTCGTGGGGAACCCACTCGCCGGTCAGGGCTCCCCAAGCTCTTTTTTTAGCTGCACGTATTCCTCCGAGATCTCGGCGATGACGGAGTCCTTCTTCGCCAGCTTCGCCTCGAGCGCGGCGACCTTCTGCTCGAGCTCCTTCTCCCGGCTGTTGCCGACCGGCGCGGTCAGTGCTGAGGGCGCCCGTTCCATGAGCTGGCGGAGCCAGAGGTAGAACAGGCTGGGCTGGATGTCGGCCTCGTTGCAGAGCTGCGACACCGGGACCTTGTCCACGAGGTGCTTCCGCAACAGCTCGGCCTTCTGCTCAGGCGAATGGTGGCGACGAGAACGACGGCTCATGACGACCTCCATGCCGTTTAGCTACCACGGCGCGAAGCCTGTCACGATCCAGCTGGCGCACTACACCTTCGAATCCGTTGCACTGCCCGGACCAGAGCCGCTTCTCTCCGTTGCTCCATTTCCTCGCGCGTGACAAAGCCGGAGCGGCACTTGCTGCAGACTGCCGAAATCACACGCGAGAATGGTATTCGCCGCAGCAGGTCTGCCAGAACCGCGCGTTCCAGTTCCTCTCGAATCGCGGCGCTCCTCGTGACGACGCGGTTAAGGTGGCCGGTCTTCCTTTTCCATCGCGCAGAATCGAGTACATCTCTCCCGCTTGGCAGTGCTTCGGAGATTCTCTTCAGCGTGGTAATTCCGACGCCTTCGATTTGAAGGTGCAAGATGGTCGTGCGTGGTACTTCTTCGTCCAGCAGGGCCTCGACGGCACTCCTGTGGCTGGTTCGAGCCTGGAAGAACTCCCCCTGCTCAATGCAACGAGTACACCCTGACGCCCCGCACCGCTCGCAAGCGATTGCTGCGCCAAGAACGTCGTCAAAACAGGTGTCTCCGTCAAGCCAACGGATTCTGATCGACTCGCTCTCCTCGTTCGGCCCCCAATCGTTGCCTCTGTACCGGTAATCGAAGCTGGCTTCGAGCCCACCGACTGTGAGTGCGACGCGGGCCCGTCCTGTGTGATGCTCGCTGTCCCAACCCTCCTCGCGCTCGTGGGCTGTCTCGGTCCAGAGGTGTGGAGCCTCGCCCAGGAACCAACCAGCTAGGTCTGCGACCAGCGCATCGCGCATTGCCTGCGAGGACAGGGGCATCTTCCTCAACTGTTTGGGAAGCGTCCCTGCATGCTCCCGCTGAAGGTGGGGCAACGCGGCGATTGCTGACTGATCCCAGGCGCGCCCGAATGCGGCAATCGCCTTAGCACGGTTGGAGTTTTCGGTAGCAATTCGGTCCCGCTTTTTCCGTTCTCGGGACAGGGCTTCCTGCACCACTGAGGCACAGGCTGAGCATAACGCCCCTCGACGAGTGACGGGTTCGGCCGCCAGCCCGAGTTCTGCACATGGTTCGTCCCGTTCGATCTGGACGACGTGCATCTGGGCGCGTGGCACGTGACTGTCGCAGCGAACGCAGACCTCTCCTTGGTAATCAGACGGCGCGAAGATTGCCTTGTGAAGGAGAGCAAAGAAAATGTTCTCAGGGGGAACGTCGCGAAAGCTCGAAAGGTCTGCGGAGGGCTCGACGACGAAGACCAGAGGCGCGTGATGCGCGAGCTGCATCTTCTTTTGGACGGTTTGCCTCGTAGCGCTGTGAGCCGTGAGGCACTCAACGAAGGCGATGCTCCGACCATCGGCTACCAGAAGATCGGCGAACGTGTAGACGCCCTGGACGCCGATGCCGTCCGGGTAAACGCCGAACCCAGTCGCAGTAGCCCTCGAGACGACAAGCCTCTTCATGTCTCGGTGGGTGTTGGTCTCGGCGATTCTCTCAAGCTCACTGTAGGTGGCGTCGAAGAAGCCGTCCCTCCCAGGCTTCTCTATCGCGTCTGCGAAGGAGAACGGCAGTCCAAGCGTTTTGCAGTCGGAACTCCTGAGGAGCTTCCGCTGAGGCGCGCCTCCGAATCGCCAGTGCGCGAGAGCGTCCACATGCGAGGGGGAGAACTGGTTGTCGATGACAAGCGGACCAAAGCGAACCACGTCCATGCCGGCTCTCCCGCAGGCTCCGCGCCTACGGTACACCTCCGGCAGACAGACATCGATCTCAGACCGGGAGGACCACAGCGATGCCAGTTCTCAAAGCCGAAGCCGCGGAGTGTACGGTGTTGTTCGTGGCGACTGCCACATAGTGCGCCCCCCGCCCCGCCCCACGCGCCGCCAGGAGGCCCGACTGCTCCCAGGCTTGGAGCAACTGGAAGGCGCGGGTTTTCCTGACGCCGAAGAGGCCGCGCACGTCGGTGGCGCTCACCCGGCCGCGTGCAGCCAACAGCCCCTGCACTGCGTCGAAGCGCTGCTCGGACGCTGGAACGGTGGTCGGCGCGGCGCCGGTCTTCGCGAGCGCGGGGTTGCGGCGCAGCACCTTCGCGGTGATCCGCTTCCCTCGGCAGTCGACCATCGCCGCCCGCACCACGTTCCCGAGCTCCCGCACGTTGCCCGGCCACGGGTTGGCGAGCAGCAACTCCTGGGCGTCCCTGGAGAAGAACCGCCCCTTCACCACCGGAGCCCCGTTCCCCGCCTCGAGCATCGCCTTGGCGATCTCGACGACGTCGCGCCCGCGCTCCCGTAGGGGCGGCAGGGTCAGCTCGTAGCCCGCGAGCCGGTGGAAGAGGTCCTCGCGGTACATCCCGTCGGCCTTGTCCGCGCGCAGATCGCGGTTGGTGGCGGCGATCACGCGAACATCCACGCGCTTCGTCTCCGCCGCCCCGACCGCCTGTACCTCTCCCTCCTGGACGGCGCGGAGGATCTTGGCCTGGTGCTCGACGGCCAGCTCCCCGACCTCATCCAGGAAGAGGGTCCCGCCGTCGGCCCTCACGAACGCGCCCGGCTTGGCCTCTACCGCGCCGGTGAACGCGCCCCTCTTGTGGCCGAAGAGCTCCGACTCCAGCAGCTCTTTCGGGATGGCCGCGCAGTTCACGACCACGAACGGCTTGTCGGCGCGCGCGCTGGCCTCGTGGATGTGCCGCGCCAGCAGCTCCTTGCCCGTGCCGTTCTCGCCGAAGATGAGCACCGGCACCTTGGCCTTGGCGACCTTGCTGGCGCCCCGCAGGACCTCTCGCAGGGCCGGGCTCTTGCCGATGATCTGTGTGCGCTGCAGGGCCACTGGACGCTCGCTCGGTGAGAACGCGTCCAACGTAGCCGAGCAGGTGCGTGCCTCTCATCGACGCCGGTACGTCAACGGATCGTCGGCTCCAGAGGAGGAGCCGCCAGGTCGTTGTCAGGCCTGACGCCTGCCTGACAACTGGACCTTTCGCGCGCGGAGGCTCGCGATCTCGGCGACGAGCGGCGCGATCTGGCCGTCGTTCCCCAGCGACCCGGCAACGATCTGGCCGATCACCACTGCGGGATTGAGCCGGTAGTCACCCAGGCCATTGTTCTCGACCGCCTCCAGTCCGTCCGGGAGCCCTTGCAGCTCCTTCCTCAGACGAGAGGCGCCGGTCCACCCCTGCTCCTTGCTACAGCCAAGGTCGCACTTGTCCACCCAGCCCTCTTCCATTCGGAAGCGCCCGAGGGCGAGCCGCAGCAACAGGAGGAACGGCTCCCGGGACAGCAGGATCGGCTTCCCGCCGATGGCGACCTCGATTCGCTTCCCGTTTCGCCTCCCCGGGATGGCGAGGTCCACCGAGGGCTTCCCCACCTCGGTCGCGCCCGCCTGCTCGGCCCGGCCGACGGCCGCGCAGGCCGCACAGGCCACGTGGCTCTCGCGACCGCTGAGCCGGAGCGCCTCGCGGATCTTGTCGCTGAGCGGAACCTTGTTCTCGCTCAGCGGCTTCACGAGGAAGTCGTCCGCCCCCGCCTGCATCGCCTTGACCACGTCTGGGGTTTCCTTGGCGTGCCCGCTCACTACCAGGATCTGGAACTTGCTCTTGCGCTTGGGGCCGTACGGGTACTTCTCGCGGATGTACTCGATCAAGTGGTGGCCCGCCTCGACGCGCGGCCGGATGGACTTCTTGTCGACAGGGATCTGCAGGTCCACGAGCGCGTAGCAGAACTCGTGCTCATCGACGAGGCGCTGCGCATCCATCTGCGTCTCAGCGTGCTGGTAGTCGTGCCCGAGCGAGTCGAGCATCTCCTTTACGTCGTCCGCCATCGACTTCTCGTCCTCGACCAGCAGCGCTACGTGTCGCTTGCTCATGGGTTCGACTCCTGCCGGCTCTCCTGCTCGAGCGGAAGGACGATCGTCGCGGTCGTACCCCGCCCCTCGGTGCTCGTGAGCGAAATCGTGCCCCCGTGCTCGCTCTCGATGATCTTCTTCGCGATCGTCAGGCCGACCCCTGTTCCGCCGGCCTTGCTCGTCGAGAACAGATGGAAGGCGTCGCTGAGCATCTCCTGGTTCATCCCACATCCCGAGTCCACGATCGTGATGACCGCGGACTCCCCGCGGACGCCCGCCGCCACACGCACGCGGCCCGCCCTGTCCTTGCTGTAGGCCTCGAACGCGTTGTTCAACACGTTGGAGAGCGCCTGCACCAGCCGGCTCCTGTGCACGACGATCGGGAACGACTCAACGCAGGTCAGCGCTACCTGGATGGGCTCCTTCCTGTCCTTCCAGCGATCTCGGACCTGCGCGATCGTCTCGACGAGGACCTCGTGGAGGTTCTCAGCCGCGAATTCCGGGACGACCTCGCAGGTGACCTCGCCGAGGAACTTCACGATCGAGCCGAGATGTCGCATGCACTGCTGCGCTCGAACGACATGCGACCCGACGTCCTTGCGATCGACCTTCGATCTGGACACTACCTCGCCGATCCTGGAAAGGGAGGCGTCCACGGGCGAGATGGCGCGGATGATCTCGTGCCGCGCCATCTTGATGATCGTCCCCGCGTAGCGCTCGGCGATGCGGATCGCCTCCCTGCTGGCCTTGGCGCCGTGGCGCTCCTCGAGGCCCGAGACCCAGGCCCGCAGGAGATCGGCGTGCTGGTCAGAGAGGGTGTCGCTCTGGGCGCGCTCCGCCCGGCGCGCCAGCGTGCTCTCAAGCGCGGACCGCACAAACGAGTTGTCGTCGTCGAGCAGCCGCGACACCGCAATCTGGAACGTCGGGTGGTGGAGGTGCTGGATCGCGTGTGCGACCGCCTTGCGGATCTCCCACCGCGGATGGGCCGCGAGGTCCACGAGCAGGGTGCCTGCACAGGCCACGTCGTTGTCCTGCAGCCCACCACGGCGCAGGAGATCTCCGGTGTCCTCCACCAGCTTCCAGGTGGGCTTTGCAGCGAGCGCCGCGAGCGTCGCGTCGATGAGTGCCACGCCAGCCCCCGGTTCAGTGCCCGTACCGCTTCATGCGCAGCATGAAGGCCTCGCTGCCACCCTCCAGCAGCGTCTCGATGTCGTGCTTGAGCTCGTCGACCGTGCCGACCTTTTCCAGCTTGCTCTGCTTCCCGTCGGACCCCAGGAGGAACACCCGTTCCGCGTCTCCGAGGACGGGGATGTTCGGGTTGTGAGTCACGAAGATGAGCTGGCGCCGCCCCTTCGCCTTCCGCAGGGTGTTGACGACCGTCGCGTAGATGTAGGCGTTGTCGAGATTGTCCTCGGGCTGGTCGATGAGCAGTGGCCGCTCGCTCTCGCGAAGCAGGATCGGCAGGATGGTCGTGCAGCGCTGCCCGGTCGACAGCTCCGCCGAGTCCTTGTAGGTCTTCCCGTCGAGCAGCTCGATCAGCGGAAGGTCGTCGAGCTCGACCGTCTCAATCCGATAGAGCATTTCGGACCCACGCAGCGCATCCACGACCTTCCGCGACCGCTCGAGATCGAGGCCAGTCTTCTCCGCCAGGCGCTGCGCGTCGTTGCTCTTCGCAAGGACCACCAGCTCCTCGGGTGTCGCGATCGCCGCGATCTTGTCCGCGACTGAGGTGGCCTTCATGCTCTGGTTGCGGAGCGCCTCCGCGAGCAGCTCCCTGTAGCGGTCGCGGTTCCCGCTCTGCGTGATCGAGACCTGGATCGTGGGCGCGAGCCCCTCCGTGAGCTCGGTGGCGACCTTCTTCCGCAGCTCGAAGCGCTGGTTGCGGAGCTCCGAGAGCTGGTTCGTCAGCATGCCCCGGTAGTCCTCGCGCTCGGTGAGCTCCCGCTTCCGCTGGTCGAAGTCCTTCTGCGCCGTGGTGACCTCGAGATACCGCTGCTGTAGCTGGTTGCGCTCCGCCGCCTTGCCCGTCTCCTCCTGTGACTGCGCCACCAGCGCGCGGTACTCGAGGTCCTGCTTGGCGTGGCGTTCGGCCAGTTGCGCGGCCTGCTCGTCGACGATCTTCGCGAGCTCGTCCGCCTTCTCGCAGACCTTGACGTTGCAGGCGGCAAGCAGGGCACTCATCTCTCGAACCTGCTCGGCAACCTGGGCGAATACCTCCTGGTTGGCCCCGGCCTCGACGTCCTTATCGATGCGGCCGGTGAACCGGCGCGAGGCACCTGTGACGACGGCCTCGAACTCGGTCGCAGCTTTGGCAATGTCGGACTTGAGTCCCTCGAGAGTCTTTCGCTCCTTCTCCCTCAACGCCCGCAGCGTGTGCGCCGCGTTCACCGCCTTCGCGTCGGGGCCCGCGGTCTCCTGGAGCCCCTTCAGCTTCTCCTCGATGGCAGCCACATCCGCGGCGGACTCGCCGAGATCGCGCATCTCGAGTTCGAGGCGAAGGATGTCGCTCGCGTTCTGGGCGAGGTCCCTCTCGGTCTTCTTGATCTCCCCCTCGATCCGCCGAACGTCCTCCTCGATGAACTTGTCGAGGAGGGCGAGTTGGAGGTTCGTGTTGGTGGCGATCTCTTCGATCTCGTCCTGGCTGTAGACATCGGCCCTGAAGATGCCGTCGCGGTCGAAGGAGATGGTCGTTGCCTCTCCCTGGTCGTTGGTGATCTGGGCTGTGTCGTTCCACGGCCGCTCAGCGAGGTAGCCCCGTCCGTGCTTCGTGCGGACGCTCAGGCGGAGCCGGCCGTTGCCGAGGTTGCTCTGGACCAGGCCCCGGATGGCGCGCGACCTCGCTGGGCTGGTCTTCTCATCGGGCATCAAGGCGAGCGCGTAGCGCATGAACTCCAGCACCGTCGTCTTCCCGGTGCCGCGGCAGCCAATTATGCAGTTGAGGCCGTCGGCGAACTCGAGCTTCGCGCCCTTGAGGAAGCCCCCGGTCGACTCGAGCGAGACGATGGTGTGGTGGGGCCGCGCCGCTTCGGGCTCGCTCGACGTCTTGGCCGGAGGTTGCCGCGCCTTCGTCATGGTGGACTCCGCGCTTGGGGCTCCGCTGTCCTGGTCGGAGCAGGCGCCGAAGATACGGGAGGGTCTTGGAGTGGTCAAAGCCGCCAACCTCGGTGTGGGTCGAGGCTGGACTGATAGCACGCGGGGCCGACACGACCGGCAGGGCGGACTTGGCTCAACCCAGCGCGATCAGCGGCGGATCACCCGCCCCGCGAGGGCTTCTTCCAGGGCTTCCTGCGGGCGAGGTTGAAGAAGAGCATCCCGTTCCAGATGGTGCCGGTGACCTCGCGCGCGATGGCCGAGAGGGAGCGGTATCGCCGGCCCTCGAACTCGAACCCGTCCGCCAGGACCTTCACGCGCACCACGGCGTCCTTGTACTGCCGCTCGAGGGTCGTCCCGGGCGGAGGCATCCGCGGATCCTGCTCATCGCAGGGCGGCGTTGGCGCCGCTGTGGGCGGCATCGACGGACTGGCCGGCGCCGCCGAAGGCACCTCGGGCCGGGCGACCTCCTCGGCCCGCTGCTGCAGCACGTAAGCGATTCGTCGCAGTAGATAGGCGCGGTTATGCGTGCGGACATCGAGACCGACTACCTCGCGGTACTTCGCGCGAAGCGCCGCAATCGGAAGGACTTCGACTGCCGTGAGGTCATCGTGGCTCGTCATCTTGTCCCCGGGGCAAGCGCCGCCCGTCGCTGATGACGCCTCCTCCTTACGTCGCCTGCAAGGCATTTCGGCGTCCCTTCCGGCGTCCGCCCTAATCACGCGGAACAACCGCCCACCCCCCCAGCCGCATAGAGCCGCCGAAGCATTCGATCGGCCGGTCCCGTGGCGCGCTCGCGTGCGTCCCGGGCGCTTGCCAGGACTAAATAGACCACCCCCAGTCTATTGCAGCGGTCGCCAGACGGACCTATGGACCCTAAGGTCTGCACGTCCGTCGGGATAGACGCGCAGGCGGAGTCTTGGATCTCCGAGAACGAGAAGCGAGGGCCAGGCGGGCTCCAGGAATCCTGTCGCCAGCCAAGTTCCCAAGGTGTAGCTCGAAGGCACCTCCTCGCCTCTTCTCAGGCTGCGTGCAATCCACCCCAGTACGACCTCTTGGTCGCCGACAACTGGGGCCACCCTCTCCACTGGCAACGCTTGCCAAAGTGGGTTCGGCCATCCAGAAAGACTGATCGCGTACGCCAACACTCTCCCCGCCAGTGCTGCGGAACCGGCGTCGTCCACCAGTCGAGCGTGCCACCAGCTGGCCGAGGTGAGATTAAATCGAACCTCGCTCCGTGAAACAGCCACAGTCATCGTTTCGGGGTTGGCATCCTCCGTGCTCACGTTCACGGTGAAGGCCACATCGTCGAGTTCGGCAACATTCCGCAACGCGGCGCGCAGGTCTCCTTCGCTCACCTCGCGCACGGGCATCGGGCGCTGTACAGGTTCCCACCCCAGTCCTCTGATGAGACCGGCCATTTCATCCAGCACCGGCGTGGATGCCAGCTTCAAGCCATAGTAGCGACTGACATCTCCCAGATAGGCCCCCCAGAAGCCACGAAGAGTCGCGCGTCCTTCCTCCGGCAGGTCGTCAACCCATCGTTCGAGGGACTCCAACAGCCATCGAGTCGCGTGCTCACTGGAGATCAAGTCTCTAAATAGAACGGCCTCACACCAGCGTTTATAGGCACCCAACCATTGCGAGTCGGCGCCCGCGTCGCCCGCCAGAGGCAGCCAGCCTGGCTCGTTCGGCATTGTCGCTACGACGGATTGACGACTTGCCTCCAGACAACTCCAGCAGTCCATCGGAGGAGTTTCGTCTCTGCACGCAGGTGGGGTTCGGTACCTCGGGTCAGTCTTTAGCGCATCCAGCCGTCCATCGCGCGCCAGCACCGCAGCGGCAATGGCCCCGCCGACCGGGAACGGCACGATGCCTCCGTCCTTGAGCTTCAGAGAGTGAAGCTGCGGAGTGACCACATTGCCCGAGTATCCGAGTTGAGCAAGTGCCTCAGCGCGGCAATCTCCCACGCCACTACATGGCTTCAGCATCGTCCATTTCTTGGCGGTGCCACTCAGCTCCAAGAAGTCCAGCGCCTCCGTAGACTTCACTTCAAGCGCCCGATGAAGCCCATGCTCTCTTACGATGAAATCGGGCTGCGGGAAGCGCCCGTCCTTGATCGCTTGCTGTTGAGCCCCAAGCCTCCACGAAAGAACACGGACGATGTCACGGCCCACTACCGCCCGATTCAGAAGGTAGACTAGGATCTCGCCAAGATCACCCAGTTGCGTTCCTCCAATGCCGCGCGCCTTCGCCCGAAATCGCCCGCTCGCATACCGTTCGGCCGCCGAAACAAGGCCATCAGCATCGAGCTCAAGAGACTCGGCAATGAAATCGAGCACTCCATCATCGAATGAAACCGGTATTGCTTTCCCCGAGCTCGAGAACGCCTTACGAAATGGCCCCTGGTCGGACGCCTCTACCATCCCAAACAGGGGCATTTGGATGTCATAGACATTGATGGTTGGCATATCGGATCCTGCCTGAGCCAAGTCTCGGAATATCTTGCTTTGCTAATCGTTCCCAGCCCGCCGGCGCCGCCATAGCTCCATCACTTAATCGTTTCACCCGCTACCGCGGTCTTTGTGCCACCCCCATGCAGCGTGAACCGCGGGCGAATCGAGACTTTCTGCGGCCTCAACGTGAATCGCTTGTCGGTACTTCTCTGGGCCCACACCAATGCCTCTCCGGGCTGGAGCGACGTCACCGCGCTGTCTTGCACATCATTCAGCGAGACAAGGGCGGTCCGAAGGTGCTTGAGCCATTGCGGCGACGTCATCCGATGGAGGACCACGATGGTAGAGAGTTCGATGATCACTCTAGGCACTGACAGGGGGTCTTGACTCGCGATGATCACATTGGTGTTCTGGTGTCGCATCTCGCGAATGCTCTCGACCACCTGCGAAACCAGGTCCGATTCCGAGATGTACTTGTGGGCCTCGTCGAAGACAACGAGCTTCTTGAACTCCCGGCCTTCATGCCGGCTCGCCGCGAATATGCGCAGCATGACGACGAATAGGCCTAAGGCCTCATCCTTTTCGATCCACTCGTCACGCAGGTCTACGATGACCGTCCGCCCAGGGCGAAGCACTTCTCCTAGTCGGCGGTTGTCGTCGATGTAGGGCCGGGCAAGATTGAGGCGGTCTTCGGCGAGGCGCTGCGCGGCCGGAGGAAGCTCGGCATCTTCGATTTCCTGTCTGAGGGTTTCGAGAGTGAGCCCGTCACGGTGCCGGCGCATGATGGCAACTAGCTGCCTAATGTAGAGCGAGTCGTTGCCATAGGCACCAAGGAGGTACTTCCAGCTCTCCGCCCCCAACTCTGAGGAACTGAACTTGATCGGTTCAACACGGAGGCCCGGATACTCTTGACGCCGACGTTCGACCTTCGCCTCCGGTGCTAGTAGGACGACGTCTTCGAGTCCTTTAGGCTTCGCGCCGTACTCCGCCAAGAGTCGGTCTACCTCCGAGGCCTTTCGATTCGGAGCTACCGCTGTGACATATTCAGGCTCGTAGGCGTCGCTCTTATGGAAGTGGAAGATCACCGTCGCAAGAGGCGACGGTAGCAAGTTGACGCCCGTATTCTGGACCGACGCCATCTCGGCGATTACTCCAAGCGTGTAGCTTTTGCCGAAGCCCTGCACACCGAAAAGCGAGATGGTGTTGCAGCCATTGAGGTCAAGGGCGACCGAGCTCGATCCAAAACGACCGAGAACACCGTACTGGGGAGTCATTGTGGTTGCGCCCAGGAGAACGTCCGGCACTACTTTGGGCACAACGAGCGCGGTAGCCCTCGGTTCGGCCGCACTTCCTTCTTCGCTAGAGGGTTGGGGCACTTCGACGGGCACGCTTGGCACAGGCGCCGCTTCGACCTTCTGACCGCTGTCGGAGATTGAAGGCTTGGCCGTCGCAGGTTCCTCGCCCTTCTTCGAATCCTCCGGGTAGGTGGCCGGCTGTTCGTTCGCCCGCTCGTCTGCTCGCATGGGCCCCGCTGGCTCAGATGTCGTTCGCGATGGCGGCACATGTAGGGTAGTACGCAACACCTCCACCAAGCGCTCTTCGCCGACATCTTCAACGAGACCGACGCTGCTCCCCTCGGGGACCGAAGCCTCGCTCGATTCGCCGCCACGCACAGACGAGCGCTCGTCAAAGCGCCCCATCGCGAGATGGAACAGCTTGCGGGCTTTGTTCGCGCCGAAGCGGTAGACAGTGAAGCCCGGTTCGTCCTCATCGATGTGGAGGCCGGAGCCAAGGCGCTCGAACACCACGCCCATGCGCTGGACATCGAGCTTGTAACCGTCATCGAGGCGTTCGGCAAAGGCCAGTGCCGCTTGCCCTGCAGGCGGCATGAGCAGGCCGTATCTCACCGCGCGCCGAATATAGAAGGAGAGCACCCCTGCGAGTTCCTTCGCACGAAGCGCTTGGTCTGCCCGAGGCAGGGCGTAGAGAGCCGGGTCGAATAGCGCGCGCAGACGCTCGGTCGTCACGTCGGTCTGCTCACGCATCGACCGGTAGAGAGGTTCCCGCGCTCCCGGCGGGAGTTCCTCCCGCAACTTCACCTCGATCACGTCCATGCGCACTACGCCGCTGCCCGGGAAACCGACCAAGAGGAGATCGGCCCGCCGCTGAGGCCCAGGGCCCTGGAACCACGAACGGTGAGCATCCAGCGGGAGAACGATGCGGTTCTCAAGCGCGCCGACTTCTTCCAGGAGCCATCGCGCGAACAGTAGGCCCACTACTTCCTGCGCCCGTGTCGTCGATCCCTCCAACCTAATGGCTAGGCGACCGGACAGCGACCGAAGGCCCTCCAACACCATCAGCTCATCACCTGGTCGCAAGTTGATGCCGTACGACTTGAGCATCGGGGACAGGACTCCCTCGATCTCCTGCGTGTTCCTGGTCGTCAGGACAATGCGCTGTCGCTCCTCTTGGAGAAACTCCGGCGCGAAATCCAGGAGGTATCCCGTTTCCTTGCCAGCAGCGGGCGCGTCGAAAAAGTCGACCCCCAGATGTCGGTCGAGAGTAATGACGCGGTCGCTCACCTCGTGGACTTGACGTAGGAGCGCCTGCGCTTGCACGTCCAACTGGAGAGCCAGCATGGGCCCGACTTCGGCTCCCACTGGCTGGCCAAGAGCTACGGCTGCCTGAAGGCGGTGTGTGGCGGCTAGCGTCTCGGCAATCAGTTGCTCCAACGGCTCCGCCACGGCGCGGGTTGCGGGGCGGACCGCTTTCGACCAACCCACAACGCGTTGGGCCTGCGCCACTGGCTGATCTAGCGGCACAGTCTCCGGCTCTTGAACTAGCCCGCCGACAAAGGAGCCGCGCCGGAACAACTTGAGGGGCCCAACGCGTCCTTGAGCAGCGAACTGCTCGACAAGAACGGAAAGGTGGGCCGGATACCGAGTGTGCTCGGCCACGAAATCGGCAAGGTCATTGCGGGCGACCAGGAGCTTCGGCTGAAGGTGGTTGCCACTATACAGAGTGAACTCATCGTCCTCACCGACGTGCCGCTCGGGATCGAGCAGGCTCTCGACCGCCTCACCCACAGAGTCGAGCTGGCTCGCGGGAGCAAACAGGTGGACGGCATACCGCAGCGAAGACGGAGAGCGGTGTTCACGCCGCAGAGCTTCGACTCCCCGAAGCACGTCGGCGACCAACTCTCCGTTGCCAGGGTTGAAGACATTGAGCCGCAGTTGCTCGACGTAGGGGTGCTGGACGACGAAGTCGTACAGGCGTGCCGCGATTTCATCAGAGTTGACGGTCGTCACTGCCACGGAACGGGAACGGACGCCCATGCTCGCGAGCGCCCGATCGCGTGCTGCTGCGGTATCCACGTGTCGGCCATCTAGGTCCCGGTCCGGAAGGTACAGGCCCCAGAATGACGTTATCGGGAGAGCCTCAGTGTACGCTCTCCCGCGTCGGTCGAAGAGAGCCATCGGAAGGTTGAGGGGCAGCAACTCGTCCCGTAGTTGCTCAACAAACCGCCTCCAGTCTGGCACCTGGTGCGTTCGATGATCCCACGCCTCGATCGCATTGGCGCATTCGACGGTATGCGCGAGATGCCACAAGAGCCGAAGCGGGTGAGTCGGCCCGAGCAGCACAGCGCGCCCGGGATCGCCCGGTTGGGCACGCCATCGCAGCTCGACTGCATCAAGCCAGGCAATAGCGCGCAGTAGGGCAGTCCTATGCGCGCTATCAAGCTCCATTGCTCCACGAACGAGCTCGGCGAACGACTGGGCGTACGCTCGGACGGCGCTTGAATGTGGCGCGAGGTCCACCACCTCCACGATGCCCTGTCTCGCGGCGCGTTCCTCTGGCATCGCGCCTGGCGGCAGGTGCTGGTCACGGATTCGTCGAAATACCTCCTCCCGCGCATTGAGGAACGAGGCGATACTGGGAACACCATCAAGGACCGCCGGCTCCTTGCACACCAACTCCACATCGCCAGGAGTTCGGGCTTCCCCAAGCGCCATCGAGTACACCCCGAGAGCGCGAGGATTGCCAAGGAACATGCTCTCTACTTTGCGCAACAGCCCGGGGACGACGACCGCGAACCCATTGAAGCCTTCGGACTCGAGGTCGAAACGCACGTCGCCCTTCACTGATGCACCTATCGGCTGATTCCAGGACCCCGCAAGGCTTGCGCGGCTTGGCACCGACTCCCTAGTCGTCCCGTCGAGGGCTTTCAACCCGCCGCGAATCCAAGCTGCCAGAAGCGACGGGACGAAGGTCGCCCGTGCATCGGGGTCCTCGATAACAACCTCCTCCCGGACCACTAGGAAAGGTTCAGACTCGTTCTCGGCCCGTGATGCCTCGTTCTTGGGGTCGAGGCGTCGAGGCGTCGTCAGGAGAGCGCCTCCAGCGTCGTAGGCATCGACCCGCAAGAAGTAGGTCCCTTCGTCAAGGGACTCCAAGTCCTTGGTCTTGATCGAACGCCGGACCTTCGCGAGCCGCCCACCCGCGGGCTTTGGGAAGTTGTTGCTCTCCCACGCGACCGTCGCGGCGCCATCCCCGATAGCCAAGAACTGCACCCGCCAATGCACCCAGGCAGGGGCCTGAGACGGATTGGGAATCGACCGGAACACCACCTTCAGCGGTTCCTTGCCGGTAATATTCAGGACCGGCATTCGGTCTGCGCCCGCCACGTCATCGGCGATCTGGCGCGGCAGATTCAAAGAATCGAGAACTAGCCGAAGCTCGCCTTCGCTTTCCGCGTCAGCGAACTCCCACCGATCGAGCGAGAGATGGCGATTGCTCGCATCGCACGCAACCAACCTGCCCCAGGACCGGGGCTCTTCTGTGTGTCGCAGCCGAAAGAAGCGGAAGAGTTCTTGTTGCAGCGTATCAGGCTTGAGTCCCAGCCCGCGCAGTCGCCGCTGAAGCGGTTGGTTGACGTCGGAGAGCTTGGCACACTGTTGAAGATTCCTGGAAAGCCAGAACAGCGTGCCCCCCGCGCCCCGCGTGAATAGTCCGAAATCCGGCACCAAACCGAACTGAAACAGGGCTCCCCCGGCCGCCGCCGGCGTGGCTCCATTCTTGAGAACCGTGAGAAGGTAATCCACCTGCTCGTCCGGGTGTCGAATCTGTCGGACCTCCGCGAGGTGCTTCAATACCTCACGCACTTCGCCCCGCAGCGGTTCGTCCAATCGCTCCAGAAGTGCGTCTGCAAGACTCTGCGCGACAGAGGCCAGCGAGAGCTCGGTGAACGTGGCGATGTCGAGGGAATCCTCAGAGGCGGTGCGAGGACCAGGTGGAAAGAAAACGAGAACCGGGGTCTTCGCATGGTCTCGAAGCCGGATTATCGTCGCGGCGGTCGCCTCGTAGGGCCGCGCCGGGTGCTCGCTCACCACTCGGACCAACCACCGAGGGTCTTCGAGGGCCACTGCGAGCCGCTCCATCACGGGGTGCGGCAGGGTTGTGACGCGCAAGCGGTGGCCCGGCCCGGCCCCTTCCAGCACTTCCCGCAGTCGCGGCGCCAACAGCAGCGAGAGCGCCTCATGGTGGTCGCCAGACTCCGCCGGGACGAGTGGGAGTAGCGTGGTCACGACGCATTCTCCTCTGCACGCAACTCGTAGCGCGGGTGGATGGTTTGGGCGTTGTAGGCATCCGACAGGTCGTCGTAGAAGCCGATTTCCCGCAAGCGGTCCTTGAAGGCACGCACGTTGTCGCGAAAAGCCCGGTGCTCGTCCAGCGTCACCGGCTTCCGGCCGGTATTTGTGACGCCGGGGGCAATGACGAAGCCGTACCGTCGCTCAACCCAGTGCAAGAAGTCTTCGACCAGAATCGGCTCTGTAGAAAAACGACGACCCGCTGGCGTGTCCTTTGCCCTGAGAACGGCAAGCTGCACGAGGACCTCTAGCATTCGACCACCGAGGTGCCAGCGCCGCGGGTTGGTCTTCGATTTCCCCTGCACCAGAGCACCAAAGGGCGAGTTCTTTTGGAACAGCTTGTCAGTCATCTGTACGAGGTACTTGATGTGATGAGCTTGCCGAACATGCGTTACCAATTCGATCAAGATATCGAACGACGACAGGCCGGAGTTGAGGATAGCCTCGACCTCGGGAGACAAAGCCTCATCCTCCGAATTCAGGCCGCGGATTTGCTTCAAGATCGCCTTGAAGTCGGACTCGAATTCAGGTTTCGGATTCGCCAGAAGAGATGGAACATCGAAAGGGTCATCCGAGGTCCCTTCCTCCCGCGCGTAGCGCAATAGCTGGTTCATTGCGAAGACTGCCTTCACAAGGTCGCCAAGCCGCGCGTACTCAGCGCCGGCATCCTCCTGCGCCAGCTGTGCCATCCGACTCCGGTAGTCGCCCCCCATGTCAGTGGTGAATGAGACGGGGTACGCGCACTGCGCGAAGGGATCGTCCAAATTCCCGTAGACGGCGCAATTCCGGCAAGTCGCGTTCGAACTGCAGTCGCGGACCCAGCCCGAAAGCTGGCGCCCTAGGCGCAGGGTGTAGAGACCCAGGTGCAATCCTAGGATCGTGCGCAAGTAGTCTATCATTACAGAGCGCGGTACGTCCTTATAGGAAAGGATGCGCTCGATGTCGTCACATAGAACGCGGGACTGACCCCGACAGATCGGCGGATATGGGGTGATCTTCTCCCCAGAAGGGAAGGAGTCACTTACCCCCTCGACAAGTTTGAGAACTGCCAGGGTTTCTAGGTCCAGCTTCGCGCCGGCCTGAAACTGGCGTCCGCACTCAAGATACGCCTTGAGCTCCTTATGTGCCGTCCCCTCGCCGTGCTCAAGCATCGCATACAGCGCATCCGCGAAGTTGTAGTCGCGACAATGCTTCGCAACTCGGATCTTGTGGGCATCAAGGTGCAGTGGTCGCAGTGAAGCGATTGCCTCTGTCGGCCGCCCGCGGTTCACAAGGTCGAAAACGTCCGTCTCAAGCCACCGGCGCGCAATCTCCTCATTCTCGGAAAAGCCGCTGACGCCCGGCAGGCCAGCTAATCGCTTGAAGTGGACATCCACCTTCTCGAATTCCTTCTTCTGGCGTCCCGTCGTCGCAGGGCGCATGCCGCCAGTCTTGAGCCAGAGGAAGAGGACTATCAACACCCGGTCGAGATCCACGTTCTTCGGGTCGGCGTAGAAGAGGCGCGGGTTGCGAAACTCCTGGTCTTGCTTGCGAAGCTTCATGCCCCCTCCACAGCATCATCGACTTCGATCCCATGCCGCATGAGCGCCAGCCGGATTCCTTCGGGCCGAGCCTCGGCAGAGACCTCGAAGAACTGCTCTTCGTCAGCAGAGAGCAGGACACGGTCAAAAGTGGTCGCCAACAACTCGTTCCGGAAGATCAGAAGATTTACGAACAAGCCCTGAAGATCGGCCGCGGTGGGGCGATAGCCGTGGCGGATCAACTCCATCATCTCCAAGAGGTCGAGAGAAATGCGCAGCCTCGCAGGCCCGTCCAGGGAGACCAACTCCACTACGTCGGGGGAGAACTCCAGATAGGTCTCTTGAGACGGACGTGCGACGCGAATCTCGAATCCAGCCTTCGGAAAGAGGCGATAGGAGCGGATGGCTGCCGTCTTGACCCGAGAGACCCGAAGCGCGAGGTAGTTGCGCCTCAGCCTGGGGTTTCGGACCCCCTCGGCCACGCTCACTGCCTCGACCATGCGATCCCGCAGTTCGCGGCAAGCCTTGTCTCGGTCGGCCTCGCTGGAGGCATTGATTACGGACTCCAAGAGCCCGACCGACCTGTACGGCAGCATGTCCTCCCAAGCGTTGTCACGTCTCTCGAAGTACGCCCAGCGGCGGAGGACTCCGGCAAGCTGCCGTCGATCCTCCACTACCTTTTCGAAAGGCACGTCATCGCCGGGACGAGGGACTCCGCTAGCGAAGCGACGAAGCTGCGCCGCCGCCGTTTCGCTACGCGCCTCGAAGGTCATCCACGGCACCGCGCCGTCGATGTTCCGGTCGAGCTCACGATCGAGCATCGGGTGGTTCACCCGGCCGACATCCGCCTCACGAAGCCTGCCCACGAGCCTATCAGTCGTACGCTCCGGGTCTGCTGTTCTCACAGGAGGACGGACGCCCGCTTCGAGATCGGCAAACGCCTCGGTGTAATACAGCGCGACCAGGGAGGTCGGCCCATCCTGGTCGAGCTGCTTGAGTATGCTCTGCACGTCCAAGCACCCGTGGTCGCGCAGCAGGAGCCATGAAAGCGCTGACCGCAGGTCGCGCATCGTGACGTGCGCACGACGACGCAGGTGAACCACCTCGAACAAGCGACGCACGCGTTCCCGCACCGCTGGTCCAGAATTTGGGTCCCGCAGAGTATTGACGTTATGCAAGATTGGGCACGAGGCCCGAACGGAGCAGGCGTCGCAGGGAGCCCAAAGAGCCGGCTGAAGCAGCTGCTTGAGCTGCCGCTCTATCAAGGAGTTCGCACCGCCAGCCGTCACCGCGCGAAGGTTGAGATTTACCAACAGGGCCCCATCTGGCAGCGCCCCCCCTGCGAGCGCAGAGTTGACGAACCGGCGCAGGCCACCGTACGCCCCGGCGCGGGGACCGTGAGCGAGGAAATCGAGCAGCCGTCCCTCATTGATGGCTATGAGGCGTACAGCGGAACCCGCCAAGCCTCCCATCTCGTCACCCTCGAAGGGTTTAAGGAAGGCATCGAGTACTGCATCGTTTGAACGATCCTCCTCGTCCTGGGACCCGTCGTAGTTCGTCTCGTAGGACCGCCCCTCCCAGGTCCAGGTAGAGCCGTTCTTAGTCGGAAGGCGGCTAATTTGCGCACCGTTCAGCTCAAAGAGCGTCTCGACCTGCTCAAGGAAGGCTGTTTTGCCATCACCTGCGTTTCCAGTGACAATCACGAGGCGGTAGCGCCCTGTCGTAATTGCGGGCGCGAGCTTGTCGTCGAGCCCGGTGCGCACGTAGGTGAGTCTGGCGATCTCATCGAGCCCTCGCGTCCCGGCATTCGTTCTACGTGCCTGGCTGTACAGCGTTAGCAACCGCGTGACGAAGGGGTTGTAGTCCGCCCGTCCCATCTCCGCCGGCTCGAGCTGAATACCTGCAAACGCGTCAAGCGAAACAATTGGCGGCCCAGCCGGAGCCAGCATCGAAGGCACGGCGGCCAGCGCATCCCGCATTTCGGCGGCCGCATTGAATCGCTCGCTTGCCTGCGGCTGTACGGCCTTCAACAGAAACTTGGCCAGTTCCTCGGAGAGGCTCACGCCTACCGCTAATTGGCGAGGATCGTACGGAATGCCGCCATCTGGCCTGTCATGCGGGAATGGATGGCGATGGACCACCAGTTCGTAGAGCACAACCCCGAGCGAGAACAGGTCGGCGTGTGGACCCCATCCGGCCGTTGCAACATCGGGAGCCCAGTATCGCCGCGTGCCAGCCTTGCCCTTCGCCTCGCCAGACTTGGCAGCGATATTGAAGTCGATGAGCTTTGGCTGGTGTGTCGGCAACTCCAGCATCACGTTCGCGGGCTTAATGTCGCGGTGAAAGATTCCATTTCCATGCAGCGCGGCTAAGGCGTCGAGGAGCTGGATTCCGATGGACTTGATATCGGACCAGGCAAGCCGGCGCTCGTCTGCGCAGTAGGGCTCAAGAGTCTCGCCCTTCACGAACTCTGAGACGATATAGGGGTGGTCGAGAGGTGGGCCGAGCCTCGCCATCCAGACAATGTGAACAATGTTGGGATGTGCTGGCAGGTGCGGCTGGACTTGGTTGAACTCGTGTAGGGCCAAGTCGGCGTTTTCGCCGTCCACCAGAACCTTCATTGCGTAGGTGCGCTGGTGGTCCAAGTTGAAAACCCGAAAGACCCTGGCGAAAGTGCCCCTCCCGATTTCCTCGTCGAGGCGCCAGACGCCGTCAAGGATGGCGCCAACTTTCAACTCTAATGGAGGCGCTGGGGGCTGTGACGGCTCCTTGCGCCCGGGCCCGGTCGTCATCCCAAGCACACTGTGAAGCCGCTGAAGCGCACTAGAAGCTGTCGGGCGCGCCTTGAAGTCGTCGGTGCGCAGCAGATTGAGCACAAGCTCGTCGATGGTGCTGTCCACCCCTGCCCGGACCTCCGACGGCAGCTTGGTTGGGCATCCGCCGGCAGCTTTGGCAGCCTCTGGTCCCTCGAATGGCAACTCGTCGGTTAGGAGCTGGTAGAGCAAGACGCCAAACGAGTACATGTCCGACGTCGTGTCGAAGTCATAGTCCGATACGTTGGCGAGCTCGGGCGGCAGGTATGGCCGGATGGCGCGGTTCTCGGTGTCAGCGAACACCGTGCGCCCCGCCTCCATCCACGCCCGGTCGAAGTCCGTAAGGCGCGGCTTTCGGTCGAAGCCGATGAGCACGGCCGCCGAAGAAACGTTTCGATGAACGACACCGGCCGCGTGAACGGTTTCAAGGGCGGCGGCGACTCCTTCCGCAATCTCCAGCCGTTCGCGAATGGTCAGCCTGTCCCGCTCTGCATTGCTTAGGAAGCCGTGAAGGGTGCCGTATTCCGACCACTCGGTCACCTCGAAGAACTCATGGTCCTCGTCGATGTAGTCGAATTGGAGTACGGGCAATAGGTTCGGATGACGACCGATCCTTGCAATGGCCTCCGTCGGGCGTCTTACGACCGCCTTTCGTTGTTCAACCTCCTCGTGTGCGCCAAGCGGGTTTATCTTCCACGTTCGGACCCGATACCTGGACGGATCGCCCTCTACATATGCCCGCTTGGCGACGTACATCGCCTCTTCCGGCGCAACATGGAGAGTCTCAACGATCTCGTAGCTGCCGACTCGGCGACGACTTTGGCGCTGTCGGGCGCCCCATTTGCCCTGGAGCGCCTGCTCCATTGCCTGAAATCGGGGAGAAAGATCCTCGCCCCGCCGGTGAGACGGAACGTTACGTACGTCCTGCAACCAAGCGGCGAGACCTCCGAGGTTGACTACCGACCCTTTCCAGGATCCGCTTAGTTGGATGGCGGTGCCGTCCGGCACGACGAAGACCGGTGCTACCTGTACTTCGTTCGCGAGCGCGCCTAGCTCGGTCTTCAGTACCTTACATTTGTGATTCACAGTCCACATCGGGCAACGCTTCGGAGTCTGATTGAGGAGCCACTCCTGATCGTCGCCTGTTAGCCGGCCATACCACTCCTTGGCCTCGATCACGAAGAGCGCGTGCGAGGCTAGGAGCACGATGTCGTACTCGAGAGCGTCATGACCGCGTTGCTTGAGCTGGAAGTTCGGCGCGAGGCCCCAGGTGCGGGGAAGCGCCCTGTGCAGCAACTCCAATACCTCGTGTTCGAAGGGACCGACCGGACCGTCGCCACCAGACGGCGTGTAGATCACGCGAGCCATTGAGGCAAGACCTCCTGCTCGATAATGCCCACCGCATCGGCTTCAGCTAAATCAGCCGCCTCGCGAGCTTCGAAGGCGATGCGAATGAGCTCATCAACCTTCTTCGCCACCTTGCTCGGCCAGGTAGGGACAGGAAGGTCTCGAAGCATGTCCTCTCGCATGCTAAGAATCTTGGTGCCCACCGCCGTTGACCGAAGGAGCCTAAAGCCCACCGTGGTTGAGAGATAGGCGTAGAGCAAGTGCTCATGCGATGCAACGGGCACGATTCGCAGGAGATCTTGCGTAAATGCAGCCCGTGATAGGCGCCCATACACGAGTCCTGCTCGCCCAAAGATCTCCCCCTCGCCCAAAGTCCCATGTCCACCAACGAGGATGGTTCCCTGTTGCGCGAAGATCATTCTGTCTTCAAAACCCGGGTGGCGAATACGGCGGGGCATTGGCCTGATCAGCATGACATCGCGCTGAGACATGAACTCAAGACCATGCGGCTCCGCGCAATCCACGCGTGCGAATCGAGGCCCGTTGTAGATGCCTCGCTGGGCTACCATGTCCCCAAGCGTTTTGTTCCATTTTCGGCGAAGGTATTGGAGCGCCCCTCCCGACGATGCAGCATTCCAAGCAGATAGCGAGCGCAGTGGCCCCTCCCATAAGACAGAGCGGGAAGTGCGGCCTGCGCACATTTCCTCCGCCTGCTGCATCTCCGGCAGTGCGTTGACCTCAGATCGCGCCCTAGCCAGCGAGCTCAAGAATCGCTCTCGCTGTTCAACGCACGCGCGGATGAGAGCGGCAACGCGCTTCACGATTGCCGGTGGCCCTATCGGAACTGGGAGTTCACGCAGCAAGTCCAGGCGCAGTCCTGGCACGGAAGTGCCAAATGCAGCTGTCTTTATGGAGGCAAGCCCCGCCGACGAATTGAGATATGCATACGTCCAGAGATTCTCAGGACTACCTGGCTCGGCGAATGTCAACGCAACTGCGTGAGGGCCAAGATAGCCACCTGCGAGGCGGCCATCCGCAATGATGCTGCGTCCGAAGAGGTTGCCCTCCCCCATCTGACCCGCGCCAGCAATGAGTACCTGCCATTTCTCGACTCGATGCGCATCCGGGTTCGGCATTGAATCGCGGCGAATAACGCGCCCTGCCGGCTCTGCTGCGAACATGTCTGTCTGCGACAGCAGCTCAACGCCGAATTTCGGCTCGCAGTCATGTCTGGTGAATACCGACCAGTACGACTCGCCCATATGCGAGAGCATTGAGCCAAGCGATGCGGAAGAGCCGGAGCCTGACTTGCGAATTCTCTCCAGGGTTGGTGAGTAATTGAGCGCCCGGAGTGCCGAAGAACGGGGTTCACTTACAAGAAAGGCCTTCACGGAAGCTTGCCTTTATTGAGCGCGCGGTATTCGGTCGCAACCATCGGGAGGTCATCGGCTATCCTCTTGCTTTTGCGAAGCCGGACGCGCTCTTGAATTCGGCCGCCACGCTCCCAACGGGCCACAACCTGGTCTTCGTGGAGACTCTCGGATCCATCGGGCTCTCGAAGGTGGCGTAGCTCGCCTCGGCGTCCGTGGCCGCAATTTTCTGCGATCGCCATGAACACCGGTCTCTGCTTTGGGCCATGCGCTCCGGTCATTCGAAGTTCATCGGGTGCGCGACGCCGAACGAATACGCAACTGGCTTGGACCGACACTTGCGGCAGGAAAGTCTCTGCGGGCAAGTCAACGCTAGCCATGAGCTCCCCGTGACGCAGCAACCACCAACGAACGAACTCCATCTGCTCCCCGGGGTTCCCCAGAATTCCATTTGGCAATACGAGCGCCATAATGCCCGTGCCCGGCTTTAGAAACTTCCAGCACGCCTCTATGAAGAGGACCTCAGGCGGCACCTTCTTTTGCAGGGCATGCTTCGTCCAGGTGGTACCGTCGTTGCGCCAGGTGTGCCCTAGATCGTAGTGACGCAGAACTTCGGGGTCCTCCACAGGGATTTTGGCCCCGAAGGGAGGGTTGGTAAACACGTAGTCGAACTGTCCATGCGCGCCGCCGGGGCCCACGTCCAGTTCTCGCTCCACCAACTTCATCTCGGGTGTTCGGTAGCGCGTGTTGTCGATGGTTTCGCGCTGCCCGAGTACGCCGTACTCGAGACTATTGAAGTTGAAGATGTGACCGTGTCCGTCTCCATTCATGACCATATTCATTCGGGCGGCCTTGCGCAGGTCGCTGTCCACGTCAAAGCCGAACAAACTCTCCCGAGCGTACTTGCGAACCTTCGGGATTACCTTCTTGATCTCGCTCTGAACCGGAAAATCGGGATATGGGCAGCCAATCTCGGCGAGCGCACGTCGTCGAGCGTGATTGAGTGCGACGATAAGGAACCCGCCGCTGCCGCAAGCAGGATCAAGCACCCGCTTGCCGGGCTGCGGGTCAACCATATCAACCATCATCCGGATAACGTTGCGCGGCGTGAAGAACTGGCCCTTTTTCTGCTTCAGGGTGTGCGAGGTAATGGCCTCGAAAGCCATGCCCTTCGCATCTGTGTCCGTGGATAGCAGGTCGAAACGCGCGAGCTGAGATGCCACATAGGCGAGCGCGCGATCATTAGGCTCTAGGCGCTCGTACCCGTCGAAGACGTCCTCAAACTCAGTTTTCACGGCATCGAACAGCTTGTGAATGCGTGCGGCGATTCGTTCCTGTCCTTCTGGACTATTGCGCTCCGTCGCCCCGACAAAGAACAGGCGCTTGCTCTGCTGCTCGTCGAGGATCTTCGCAAATATCAGATACAGGAGCTGCCAGAACGCCTTCTCGTCCCGGAGGCCTTGCGTCGACAGATAGTCGTGGCAGTGGTTGAACGCTCGGAGAAGCGAGTCTCCAGCAGCCAGTCGCAATGGACGGCGGTCGGCATCGTCTAGGTCCTCCAGCGTTTCATCAGGGCCCGGGAAGTCGGTCAGCTCGGTGGATAGCGGGAAGCCGTTTGCGGAATCGAACGTCCGCATCCGGAACGCCATCTCCTTCCCGTTGGTCCAAACGCCGAAGACCTGCGCCCGGTCCTCGCTCAGGTTCGAGAGCACCAGGTCAAGTTGGCCTACCGCCGCGTCGGAGACCTTTGTGCCGGCCTTGGCCACCAGGACGACACGGGTGATGTTCTCGAGCTCGTGCGGCTTGCCCTGCTCGTAGACCGCGATCCCAACAGACACAGTTTTCCGCTTCCCCGAGGAGTCAGCGCACGGAACCTTCACGTCGCGCTGCATGTCCGCGAGGTCCACGCGGTACTCGCGATGCAACTGCTCGATGAAGCTCTGAAGGACCTGCTCCTCCGGCCGATCGGGCATCGACTTCCCAGTCAAGGCACAGATGACTGTGTCCTCTGGAAGGGGCTCCTGGCCCTCCTCTCCCTCATCTGGCGTGGCAGGGTCCGTTGCAGGCTCTTCAACGGTCGTTCGCGTTCGGCTAGCCAAGGTCCTGGTCCTCTCCGGTGGGATGGAAGTCCGTTCCGTTGCCGTACTTGGAGTGCTCCTAGCACCAAGCCCGTAAGCGCTTTGGGTCGAGTCAGCAGATGGGTCTTCGCAACCCGTCATGTCTGGTGCGCCCCGCAGGTGGTGAGTCTAGGCCCCTCTCCCCCGGATGCCATCTGAAAAACACTTGGGATCTCGTTCCCCAGCCTAGCGACGTCCGTCGCTACCGGAGGCAATAAGCGATGCCCCGCGAGCCAAGTGGCCCGCGGGGCATTTCGTGCGCTGCAGCCGCCCGCTCCGGGCGGCGCGTCCGCGCCGGACTATAGGGCGGCGCCCAGCTCGATGATCTCGCGCCCCTGGCGATCGAGGGAACTGGCGAGCTTCGTCCTGACCGGCGCTTCCAGCTCGCTGGCGGCGATCGCCTTGAGCCGCTCGTGGTAGCGGTTCCACGCGGCCTCGAGCGCCTCGACCGGGTCGGTCACTCGGGGGGCCTGCTTCTGAAGGCCCCAGAAGAGGTAGCCGTTGACGGCGCCCTTGATGTCCAGGTCCTTCGCCGCCGCCATCGCGGCGCCCGAGAGCGAGCGGAACTCCTCGCCCTGGTAGATGAAGCCCGTCTCCGTCACCTTCACCTCCGCGCGCACCCCGCCAGCCCGGTCGAGCTTCTTGATAGTGGTGCCGGGCGGCGGCAGGCGCGGGTCGCGCTCGCGGGGCTCGGCCGCCGGCTTCGCCGCCTTCTTGGTCTCGGGCTTCTCGGCGGCCTTGGTCTCCGCCTTCGCCTCCTTCGCCTCGTTCTTCGCCTTCTCCTCGGCGTGCGCCGCGATCTTCTGGCAGTCGATGCAGGTTGCGTCGGCCGGGGTCAGGGTATTCTTGACGCCCTTCCCGGCGGCGCCGCAGAGCGGCTTGCCGGTGCCCGGCGTCGCGATGTGCAGGGTGATCGGGGTGGTCTTCTTGCTGCTGGCCTTGTTCGCCTTCGAGGTCTTGGTCATCTGGGTGCTCCTTTTCGCTGCGTGGTTGGCTCTGCGTTTCGGCGGCGTTCCCAAGCCCGCCTTGAGCACATGGACGCTCTTCAGCGCCTGAGCATCAAGTCGGATTCGCTAGAAATTTCGGCGGGTTGAGATGGGCCGATCGCGGAACAAGTTGCTATCCAGTCCGAGAGGAGCGAAGGCGCGGAACTGCCTGATCTCAAGAACCGAGTTGACTTGCCCGCCCTCGGAGTGATGCGCCTAGAAGGCTTACCCCGGGCACGAGAAGGCCCCGCGAGGCACTTGGCCTGCGGGGCGTTCAAGGTTGCTGCCGGCTGTCTATCGCTTGTCGTCCGGCGTCGGCGCCGGCTGCTGGCTCGCTTGCGCCTCGCGCTGGAGGCGCAGCTCGGTGACAAGTGCCTCGAGGCTCCCGTTGAGGCGCTCGAGCTGATCGGCGATCTTCGGCATGGTCGCCTCGTAGAACCGAGCCCCCATCCGCGTCTGGAAAAAGTCGGGTGCAGTCATCGCCGCACTCCCTTTCCGGCGCGGAGCGAGTCGGCAACCTGGCGGAGAGCCTTCATCGCGACCTCAGCGTTGGCGCCACGCCTGCCCTCAAGGTGGATCTTGAAGGTGGTGCGCCAGCCTTCTGGGAGGCGCTGCTCGTTGCCCCACTCTGGCGCGTTGACCCCCCAACTCGTGTCGAGGGCCGCTCCGAGCGCAAGCTCGACCTCTGCCGCCGCATGCAGACCCACCGCTCGGGCGAGGTGCGGACCGCGGATCCAGTCGCGCGTTCGGATTCCGATCACCAACGTTGGCTGATCGTTGCCGTGCTCACTCTTCCCAAGGGCCACCTCGGCCTTCTCCACGTCTGCCACCCTGCTGCGCTTCGCTGCCATCGTCGCCTCGCTTGCTCGGCCTGCGTTTCGGCGGCGGTTCAAGCTCCGCCGTGGGCAAATGCACGCTCTGCGCGCGTTGAGCATCAAGCTGATTTCGTGTGTTATTTCGACAACTTGAATGAGCAGCCGCTTGCATTCGAACGCGAGCGAAGGCCTGGGCTCTCCGTGTTGCGTTCAGGTGTCCTGCCGACCGAAAACCTGGAAGTCCACGCCAACGGCGAGCGAGCCGACATCGTCGAAGAAGTTGCTGCCCGGCCTGCGCAGGACGAAGTCGAAGTAGGTCGCTGTCTTCGCGAACAGTGTGGGCAGGTGGAGCAGGTCGGGGCGCGAGGTGTCGCGGATCGCGAAGCTCACCGAGTAGATCGCGCTCTGCATCGGCGTCGCGAAGGTGATCCGGGCTCCCCAGATGTCGTTGTTGCTGAAGTCCTTGCCCAGGTTCACGCGGGTCATCGATGCGACGTTGAAGCCGTCATCGAGCGAGAAGCCGGTGTATCCGAGCGACGCCGACCCCCAGGCCTTGCAGGTGTTCTTGGCGCAGACGACGTTGCCCGCAGCGGTCGTCGTGGCTGGGTTGGATCCGGTGGGGCCGGTGCTGGTCCCGACGAAGGACACGACCCCGTCGGTCACCGCGAGCCCGCCAGCGCCCCCGCTAAGCTTGACGACGACGCCCCACGCGCTATCAGCCCAGCCGTTCGCGTTCTTGGCTGCGGCGAAGAGCGCGGGGCCAGCAGCGCCCGCGGTCACCACCTTATATAAGGTGGGCTCCGTGCTGGCCGGGTCCGCCTTCCAGAGCGAGCTCGCCGCTTCCCAGTAGCAGTTGTGGACGTGCTCCATCGCCCCGGCGGCGGTGAGGTAGATGCGAGCCGTGTACTGGCCCGCCCCCGCCGTGACGAGCGTCTCCCAGAGGCAGGTGCGTGCGCCCGCCGCGAGGGTCTTCGCGGTTCGCAGCGCGGGGTTCCCATCCACCTCGAGCGTCTCGGTGTTCGGCTGCTGTGTCCCCGCGGTCGCGGCGTACCGCTGCAGGTAGGCGACGAAGTCGGCGAGCGTCTGGAGCGGCTTGTTGACGCTTGCCGCGTTGGGCGCATCGGTGCCGACCGGGCACGCGATGACGGGCTTCTGCCCTTGCCCGACGTGGGCCGAGTTGCCTGCGTAGTTGGAAGGCATGGGCGCGTCTCACGGCGCGAAGTGCATCACGTCGTTGCCGCTCCACTTCCCGCCCTGGTTGTCCCAGGTCCGGTGGCGGTGCGGGTAGTCCCAGGTGCGACCGACATTGATCACGGCGATGTCCGAGCAGGTCGAGTGCGCGCTCTTCCAGCGGCGAACAAGGCGGCGAATCTGCTCGACGCGCGGGTCATCGGTGCTCGGACGCACCCAGTCAGCATGGGGTTGCCTGCCGACTCTGCCCCAAGGGTTGTGGGGAAACACGACCGCGAACTTGGACCAGAAGTCGGGGGTCGCGTCGCACGACCAGCTCCCGTTGGGCAGCACCTGGATGTCGAGCTCTCCCTTCGCGTCGAGGCCGTACTGGTTGCCGTTGACGATCTCGACCAGCGCCTCGGCGTAGCCCACGTCGCGCAGGGCAAGTAGGACGGCCTGCGCGGTGCCGGCCCAACGCCAGATGTTCCAGGCATCGACCACGCGCTCGGCGAACGCGGCGTTGAGCTCCGCGGGCCCGCGCTCGATCTGCCGCTCGCCACCGAGCTGGTCGAGGCCATCGCGTGGCGCGAGCCGGGCGAACCGGACCTTCACCGCCTGCTTGCACCGCTCAGCGAGCGAGTCCTTGAGGTCGCCGGACGCGCGCAGCCACGCCTTGTTCTTCGGCGTTTGCAGCCAGCCCGGCGCAAGCTCGCGGGGGATGAATTCGCGGTAGAGCATCAGACCTCGGTCCAGGTCAGGTTGCTCACATCGAGGATCGGGACCTCGGTGGCGCCGAGCACGACGTCAGCTGCCGGCGTGGTGAGGGTGAGGTCAACCACGCCATCGACGCGGTTGGCCGGCGAGCCGCGCGCGATGCAGGCGGCCAGAACCTCGCGCGAGACCACGCCGGCCGTGCCCACCTTCTCACCGCCGATCGGCACCGCCGCGATGTACTCGGCGAGCGCGGCCTCCGCGGCGGCCTGGGCCTGAGTGCGCAGCCCGGAGCGCACGTAGGCCGTACCGGTCAGCTTGACGGTCACCGTCTTGGCCGAGGCGGTCACGCAGGACGTCGTCAGCGGCACCCGCGGCTGCACGTAGGCGTCGACCACCGCGACAATGGCTGCGGCGACTCCCCCGCTCGCACCGGCGAGGAAGAGCTCGACCCGCCCCGGGACGGTGGCGCTCTGACGCGCGAAGGCCCGCGTGACTTGGTCGCTCGCCTCGAGCGCCCAGTACTCGAAGCCGGCATTGGTGCGGCCGATGGCGAGGCTCGCCCACTTCTTCCGGCAGCGAACCCGAAGCGCGTCATCGGTCTCACGGTCGACTCCTGCCTGAGAGAGCCAGGAGACGGTCGCCTCGAAGTCGTAGAGGTCGCCCGCCTTGTAGGTGCCCGCCCCGAAAGCCAGGGTCAGGCCCGTCGTGCCGAGCGTGTACTGGCCGTTCGCCGGAACCGTCTGCGTGCTCACCGCCCAGTGCGCTCCGCCGTCGAGCGAGTAGCGGAACACCGCTGCTCCGAGGGCGCCGCTAGTCGTCACCTCGATGCGGACGCGGTAGTCCCCCTGGAGAGAGCCTGCGGCGAGCGCGACCACAGCGGGCGCCCCGGTCCGGCTCGGGACCACGCCTCCGATGCGCGACGGGTTGGCGACCGTGACGCCAGGCAGCGGCGTGATGATCTGCGCGATGGCGCCGTTGCCGAGGTTGAAGGCCGCGCCCGGCGACTCCGCGGCGAACTCGAGGGCGAGCGTTCCACCGGCGGGCAGCGACCCGGCGGTCGTGTTGACGAAGCGGAGCGTCCCGTCGGCAGTCGCGACCCAGAGCTGGCCCGCGGCGATGGAGTACGGCCCCCCATTCCCGGCATCCGACAGGACGCAGACGCCCTTGGCCTGGATCGCCTCGTGGCGCAGCTCGTCGTAGACGTTGTCGCAGTAGAGGTCGAGCCAGGCCGCAGCCGCCTCGTCGAGGTACCCGCCCGCCGCGATTGCCGAGATGAGCGCCGCGACGTCCCCGCCCGCCTCCGCCTCCAGCTCAATGATGCGACGCTGCCACGAGAATTGCTGCCACGCCGTTTGCCCGAAGGTCGGCGTCGCGACGTAGAAGGTGAACTGGTCGAGGGCGACGAAGCTGTCGCCGGCGCCGCCCGGGCCCGCAGCGAAGGCGATCGTGACGCCCGTCCCCGGGAGGCCAACCGGCGTGCTCGGCACCGGCGCAACGTTCGACCAGAGCGCCCCGCCGTTGAGGCTGTAGCGGTACTGCGCCGTGCCGAGCTCACCCGTGGCGGTGATCTCGACCACAACTGCGAAGTTGCCCTGTGCGACGCCCGTGGCCTGAACCGAGCCGGTGCCGGTCCCGGTCTGGCGCACGAACCCCACGCCCTTGAGCGCCTGGATGAGCTGCGCCAAGAGATCGTCGGACGTGCGCGCGACCAGGAGCTGAGAGAGCGAGATGGTCATGACGGCTCGACGGACAGCAGCTCGACGGTGAGGGCGGTGACTTTGAGCGTCAGCCGGAACGGGCCCCGCTGCGACGGCTCGATGTCGATGGCGACGTTCAGCTCGTAGAGGAGGGGTTGCCTCACGACGACCGAGACGTCCTGCACGCGCTCATCGCGGAGGCACTGCGACTCGATCGTCTGCTGCAGGTGGGCGACATCGGCAGCCTCGAGGCTCTCGTTGAGCCACTGCCGCAGATCCACGCCGTGCTGGGCATCCTCGAGCGATCGTGCGATCGCCTGGGCGATCGCAGCGATGCCGGAGAGCGGCGCGAACGTGTCGTCGAGGTCGGGGTACGTCGAGACGTCGGTCCCGTAGTCCGGCGAGTTAGGCATGGAACTTGGGGGCTCCCGACGTGATCTGGCCGCCGCTCAAGGGAGTTGCTGTCGGGTCCGTCGGCGGCGTGTTCGGGTCGTAGGGCGAGTAGGTGAAGACCACCGGGATCTTGTCGGCCTTTCCCGTCAGGTAGCCCGCGTGCACCGAGTCGCCCTGGCGCGCGACCGGCTTCGTCCCGCCGTTCACCTTGATGTCGCTCGTCGCGTCGATCGTTAGCTCGGTCACCGAGCCGCTCTCCCATAGCGTTGCCACCGGCGCCGCGGGATCGCCGCCCTCGAAGGCCACCAGCACCCGCGCGCCTGAGGCGACCTTCACGGTCACGCCCGGGATGCCGTAGCGGATAGGCACCTTCGAGAGCCCGGGCAGCCGGCTGTCGTCGGGCTTGAGCTCAAGCGTGCCGTCCGAGTTCTGGCTCACGAGCTTCGCCGGGTAGAGCGCGAAGTAGTCCAAGTGCGCGGTGAGGTGGCGCACGATCGCACCGACCGCGCGGGTGAGTCGGTCTCCCTCTCCCGAGCCGGAGTCGCCCTCGAACCAGACCATCGTGCGGACGCTCTCCGGCAGAACCTGGTGCTCGACCATCGAGACGCGGCGGCCGAGGAACATCGTGCCGGGCAGCAGCGTCGGCGAGTCGGTACCGATTACCGCGGTGCGCGCGCGGGGGTCCTCCGAGAGCAGGTCCACGTCGGGCATGTGAACCGCGGGCCAGTTCTCCGCCCCGAGCCAGACCGTGCCGTCGGGCAGGACGCGCCACACCGCGCCGAGCTCGTCGGCGAGCGTGCGAAGCGCCTCTCCCGCCTTCTGCTTGAACAGCGTCCACGCGACGAGCTGCTGGCTGAGCAGGCTCTGGTCGGCTTGGTTCGAGAGCTGCTCTCCCGCCGCCGTGAGGATGTCCTGCAGCGGCACCTTCGCCGGGCAGCGCCGGTAGAACTTCGCCGGCACCTCGGTGGCGAGGCCGCCCGCCCCGCCGAGAACGCGCAGGATCGCGGTGTCCTTGAAGACGCCCGTGCGCGCCGCGCGGCCCTTGAGCTCGAGCGCGCCATCGCAGACCGAGATGGTCACCGGGCCCGAGATGGTCCTTGCCACGTCGACTGCGAGATCGGCGAACCACACGCCGAGGCGCGGGATGCGGATCGTGGCGCGCACGCAGGGCGTGCCGTTGACGGTGACGAGGGCCATCGTGGTTCAGGGTCCGGCGTTGGTCTTGCTCGGTGCCTTGCTGCTCACGCGGATCTGGCGACCGTCGGAGGTGGAGAAGTTGGGCGCCTTCGGGTCCAGAGTCGTGAAGTCCTTCGTCGGCGTCTGGGCGCTGCCCGCGCTCGTCTGCTGGGGAAGCCGGAACTCAAGGCACTCCAGCTCGACCTCGTAGGTACCAACCGCGCTGCCGGGGTGCGGCACGCCCACTCTGGTGAAGTAGAGGCTGTCGATGCCGAGCGCGTTGATCGCGGGGTGTCGGACCTTGAGCGCCTGCAACTGCCCGGTGCGCGAAAGCGGCTGGAGCATCCCGCGCGCCTTCTTGAACTCGTCCCACTGCGAGGCCGACCAGAGGACGAGCGTGATGGTGAACCGTCCCAGCGAACGGCCGAGGTCGGTGATGGTCGCGCCGTTCTTCCCCGGTGCCTTCTTGATGTCGATGGCGTGCTCGACGCCGGGGCCGGTGACCTTGGCGAGCCCGGGCAACACCACGCCTGCGACGTCGACGACGTCCCAAGCGCCAAGCTGCGGCGTCGGGTCGAGCCCTGCGGTGCCCCACGCGGACGATGACATTGGCTGGCGCGACATCCTTCACTGGGGGCTTCTCGTCGAGCAGTCTGGCGGTTGACAGTCACGCGACTGAGCGACGAGGGTTGGAAGGCAGTCCGACCAGGAGAACGCGATGCCATGCGATCCCAAGAAGGAAGGCGCAGAGGCGCCGGCGAGTTCCCCCAAGTCGATGGAGGAGAAGATCCTCGAGTGGCTCGGGACGCACGGATACCCCTTGGAGTTCGTCACGGCGGGGAAGTTCCGGAGGGCTGGGTTTCGGGTTGAGCAGTCATCCTTCGTACGGGATCGCGAGACCGGCAAGCAGCGGGAGGTCGACGTACTCGCCGGGCGCGGCGGGGAAGAACGCGGCGCCTGCATCGTCCTACACGTTGTCGAGTGCAAGTTCGCAAGAAGCCCATTCTTGGTCTTCTCGGGAAACATTGAAGAGGTCCCCTCGATCAATGCGAGCGTGCGCGCGCACGCCGTCATGGAGGCGATGGACCCCGATGAGTTGGAGGAGATCTGGAACCTCAGCCCCTACCGCGAGCGCAGCCCCGTGGGCTTTGCCGGAGTGCGTTCGCTCAAGGAAAAGGGTGCTACCGATGACTTCTATGAGGCGCTCTGTTCTGTGAGCTCCGCCACCTTGTCTCTCATCGAGAGCCTCCCTCGAGATGAAAGGTTGGTCGTTGCCCTTCCTGTCATCGTCGTCCGGGGCCAGCTATTCGAGGTGGTGTTGGACGAAAAGGGAGAGCTGAAAGTCACGGAGGTCGAGCAGTCGCACATCGCTTGGGGCGGAGTCCGATCAGAAAACGGATTCGTCGCCATCGATGTTGTCGTCGAAGGGACGCTCGATCGGTTCGTCCAAGAGCGGGCGCAGGACGCTGACGTCATCTGCGCCAAGCTCGAGGCCGCCAATAGAAAGCTGGCGGCCGCTGAATGCTCGAAGCGCCCCACTCCCAAAGATGCGGGAGCCTGACCTACGGCCGCCCCGGGCGCCGGTTGTAGGCTGGTGCTTGCGCGAGGGCGGACCGCGCACCATCCACGGCACACGGCGACGTGTTGAACGCTATCCGTCCGTCGCGCCCATCGCCATCGAGGCGTTCTCCCAGGTGCTCAGCGAGTCGGTCGTGGCGTCCGCCACCGCCTCGCCGATCGCTTCGGGATCCGCCGCCGCCGCACCCTGGACGTTGATGTGGTTCTCGACCTTCGGGCTGAAGACGCGGCTGCGCGTACCCTTCGCGAGATCGTGCGCGGTCACCGAGGGCTGCGGCGCAGGCATGGTGATCTTGCCGTTCGCGTAGCCGTGGATGAACGCGCCGAGCGGGATCTGCTCACCGGATCGCGCCTGGTACATCTTCCAGGCCTTCCAGACCTTGAGCTTCTGCTCGTCGATCTCCTCACCTCCGCCGCCGAGGCCGACGATCCTGCCGCCGAGGTCCATGAGCTTCGCGAATGGCTCGACGAGGCCCATCGCCTGGTCGATGGCCTTCGAGAAGCCGAAGACCCAGTCGATGGCCAGCTCGACCTTGGTCGCGATGTACCCGAACTCCCAGCCGAGCTGGTGCGCGGCGCGGACGATGACCTCGATGTTCGCCGGGTCGAGCGCGCCGCCGGCGCCGAGCAGCTCGTCGACGTCGAGCCCGAACGCCGCGAGCACGCCGGTGACGAAGCCCTCGAAGACGTTCCACAGCATTCTCCCCGCGCCGACGAGCAGGTCGATCGCGAGCAGCACCTTATTGACCACCTTCTCGATGCGCTCGAGGCCCTGGTCGCCGGTGAGCGGTCCGAACAAGGCGGTGAAGATGCGGTTGAACGTGCCGGTCACGCGGTCGCGGATGCGCTTGCCGATGGGGTTCTCGGGGTCGAGCGCCTCGTTGACGTTCTTGAGGAACCCCTTGAACGAGCCGAAGCCGGCCGACTTGAACAGGTCGCCGAACAGCTCCTCCTTCTTGTCTGCGATGCTCTTCCGCAGTCCGGAGAGCGTCTCCGTCGCGTACCGCTGCGCCGCATCGCCGAGGGCCCCGCCCGATCGTTTGTCCTTCACCGCACCGACGATGGCGAAGAGCGCGTTGGCGGAGTCGACCTTGCCCGCTTTCACCAGCTCCCGCGCCTGCAGCGCGGTGACCCCGAAGACCTCGCCCAACCGCTCGTAGACTGCCCCCGCCGGCACGCCAGCGGCGCTCAGCGCCCGCAGCGTCTTCGTGCTGAGCGTCCCCTCGGCGCGGATCCGACGCAGCGCGCCGACCGCCTCGTCCGCCTTCTCGAACCCGGCCCCCGTGGCGGCGGCTGCATCCCCAAGGGCGCGCAGCAGCGTCGGAACCTGCTCGGGACCGAACCCGCCGGCAATGAGCTTGCGCCCGAGCCCCACCGCCTGGTCGGAGGAAAACGGGGACACGTACGACAGGCGTTCCAGGGATTCGACCATCGCCTCGGCAGCGCTCTCGCTTCCGAGCAGCGCCTTGAAGGTGATGATGGTGTTCTCCTTCGCCGAGGCGGCCTCCACCCCGAGCTCGCCGAAACGGTAGATCAGGTGACCGACTTGCTCGGCGGCGTGCACGAAGGCCTCGCCGATCGCGATTGCCGCATGCGCGACCTTCTCGACGATGCCCAGCCCGTGGTCAAGGAGCCCCACCCACGACGTCGCGCCGGCCGCGAGCTTCTTCGTGCCCTCGATCAGCCCCTGCACCTTCTCCATCGCGTGGGAGTGGAAACCCTCCTCCTTCTCGTGCTTGCCCGCACCGCGGAGCTGGTCCCGCTGGATCTCGAGGTTGAGGCGGGCGAACGTCAGTCGCTCCTTCTTGGGGCCGGACATCTCCGACTCGGCCTTGGCCACCGACTTGATGCGCCGCTCGAGCAGCTCGAGCTTCTTCTCCGCGACCGAGGCTGGCCCGGACATCTTGTCGTCGAGGCCGAAGAGCCACTCGAGCTTCTTGGTGGACATTCGATCGGTCCAGGAGGACGGTCTTGGTAAGCCGCTCGAGCCCTACCAGCCCGGCCCAGGGAGGAAGCAATGGCGAAGAGGAACAAGCAGAGCGAGATCACGACGGTTCAGGACGACGACACCCAGATCGACTGCCAGGGAATGGCGGGCTGGTGCCCGAACTGCGAGCAAGTGAAGCCTATGAAGGACTTTGGCTTCCGCCGCATGAAGAAAGGTGGCGTCATTCGCAAGCAGGCTTGGTGCAAGGCCTGCCGGGGCACCAAGAAGTAGGACCTCTCACCGGAAAGCCGTTGCTTCGTCGCGTTAGCGACCGCGCGCGAAGGGAACCGCTAATTTCTTGGCCGAAGGAATCCGGTGACGAGGAGCATGAACTCAGCCGCGAGCAGCGCGCCCGTCTCCGCCCGCTCCGTCTCGTGGCCGCGCACGAAGTCGGTCAGGCAGTCGGCGGCGTACTCCAGATCGGCGCGCGCCCGCTCTACGCTTTTTTTACCGAGGCATCCTCCGCGCCGGTGACCTTGTCCCAGAGGGCCACGCCGAACGTGTCGGCGAGCGCCGGCATCTCGTCGAGGACGCGGTCGAACTCCTTGGGCGCGGGGTGCACCAGGCACGAGAGGAACAGATCCTCGAAGGCCATCGAGCGCTTGTTCGGGTCCGAGCGCTGGTCGCGGAACTTCCGGTAGACCGGCCGGCTCGGGCGCTTGCAGACGACCTGCACGCCGGCCTCGTCGGCGGTGAGGATGTAGACATCGCCGTACTTGGCCTTCAGCTCGTCGACGACCTTGGGATCGATCTCGTTGGTCACGGGTGCCTCGCGGTTGAAGGTGGACCTACAGGTTGGCCGAGCCGATGCCGTCCAGGCCGTCGCGCTTGAGCCGCATGATGTCCAGGTCGAGCTTGATGGTGAGCGGCTCGTTGCCCTGCGCGTGCGCGTTGCCGACCTTCTTGATGCGCACGCCGATCAGCTCGTCGGTGTGGAAATCGTTGAGGTTGGTGTAGCTGGCCGAGATGGCGAAGGGGATCATCATGTAGCCGTCGCCGAGGGCATCGAGCAGGTCGTACCAGTCGGCCATGTAGAGTTCGATGTCGCCCTCGGCATCGTGCTCGCCGCTGGTGAGCGCGAGTTTGCGCTGGCTGGTGCCGCGCACCTTCCCGCGCTCGACGCTCTCCGAGTAGTTGATCGCCTTGACGCCGCGGATGGGCATTCCGGCGACGTTGAGCACCACCTCGGCCCACCCGTAGGCGATGCCGTTGATCTGGGGGTAGTCCATCGCGCGCTCCCTCTACGCCTTCGGGTTCCTGGCGATTGCCTTTCGCACCTCCTCGAGCCGGGCCGACTGCGCCTCGAGCGCGCAGGCGCGGCCTTCGAGTTGGTGGGCGGTGGCCTCCCACTCCTCGGCGCGCCCTCCGACGTAGCGGGCGGCGGCCGCCGCCACGTCGGTCATCAGGGCGCCGACCACCGCGACCACCGCCTGGCTCTCGGTGCCGACGCGCTCCATGGCTCGGAGCCAGCGTCCGTTCAGGTCGCCGGAATCCAGGTCGGCCTGGATCTGCGCGATGAGCGCGCTCGGGAGGTCGGCGGCAAGCATTCGGCCGGCCACCGCCATCGCCGCGTGCTGCGTCTGCGAGTTGCGAAGCCGCTCGGTCTCGCGGGCGACCTCAGCGAGCAGCTCCTTGATGGACTCCAGCGCGTCGGGCGCGTCGGCCATTGCGATCTCCTCGGTTGGTGAGGGGACGCGTTCGCCCGAGCCGGGTGACCCGGGCGAACGCGCGGCGAGCTACCGCTTCCTGTCGGGCTTCTCCTGCTTGATGGACGGGGCGACCGCCGGCTCGCTCCTCTCCGGGCTCGGGAGGCACTGGAAGGCCTCCTGGCACACGCCCTTGGGGCTGCCGCAGCTCCACTTGCCTCCCTCGCCCGCGGCGACGTCGTCGCAGTTGACCGAGTCGCTCCAGCCCAGGCCGGACCTGCAGACCTGGACGGTGTTGCCCTTGCATCGGGTCGCCCCGAAGCCGCAGGTCTCGATGCCCAGCAAGCTGCAGCCGGCCAGCGCGACCAGCGCGAACGAGCACACGACCACCGCGATGAAGTGGGACTTCATTGCTCACCTCTCTCTGTGGGTTGGACTTCGCGAGCCGGGCGGCCCGCCGTTCAGCAGCTACTCGCGACGATCACGCCGCCTGCGCGATCGCCGGGTTGCGGAAGCCGATCATGGTGGTGATCGTCTTCGCGTACGACTTCGGGGTGACGCTGACGCTGGTCGTCAGGTTGTGCGTCGAGAGGATGTTCTCGTCGCGCTTCACTCGGGTCCGCACCGCCGAGGCGTGGCGCGAGGCGCCGAACACCAGGTCGGCCTCGAGCTGCGCGTTCACGTCTGCCTCGATGCGCCGAGCCTCGGTCTCGAGGATGAACCCGCTCTTCGGATCCACCAGCAGGTCGTCGTTGAGGTAGCGCAGCATCGCGACGCGGTTGACCCGGCAGGCCTCGTCCATCACGCGGCGGTTCTGCACGAAGGCGTAGTCCGAGCCGAGCGGCGCCATCATGTTCCCGCCCGTGTCGCTGGCGATGTAGTAGCCGGGCGCGTCGGGGATGGTCCGCAGCGTCTCGAAGCGTGCCGAGGCCAGACCCGGGGTGACGTACTCGTCGCGGTAGAGCGCGACCACCCCCGGCAGCGAGCCGCTGCGGTAGCGGCCCAGGTCCTCGTGGATCGGCGCCCCGGCGATGCGGGCGGTGATCGGCCAAGCGTCACTGCGCTTGTAGGTGCTGCCGCCGACGATGGACAGGCTCGAGGTGAGCTCGCAGTACCCCGCCGCGAGCATCACCCGCGTGCTGGCGAGGTTGGCGGTCGCCTTGAGCAGAATCGCGTCGGGGGCGTCCGGCGCCTCGAGCACGGCGAAGGCGTACTTGTAGATGTTCTCCGCCGAGGTCATCTTCGTATCGACCGCGGCGAAGAGCGCGGGGATCGAGGCGTAGGTGTTGAAGGTGTAGGAGTCGCCCTGGTTGTAGGTCCCCGGCGAGAAGAGCAGCGAGAGCCCAGACGACGGAATGACGTACGAGGCCACCAGCGCCTGCTCCGCGCCGAAGGTCGCACCGCCGTCGATGCTCAGCTTGAACTTGCCGGTCCCAATCGGCCCCGCGAGGGTGACGAGCACCACGCCGTCGAGCCACGCGGCCGGCGAGCCCGACAGCCGGACCAAGGGACTCGTGCCGCGGGCCGTCACCGCGGTCGCAGACGGCGCGGGCGCGCCGACCACGTGCAGGCAGCCGAACTTGCGGGGGTCGGCGAGGAGCGCATCGATCGTCGTCGACAGGTCGGTGGTCGTGTAGCTCGGGGCCGCGCACGAAAACGTGTACTCGTCGTTCTTCACGAACGAGCCATCCGAGAACGTGAGCGTCAGCCCGGTGTTCGGCACCGCGTAGACGCCGTTCGCCGGCACCGCGATCTCGGGCGAGAAGGTGTCGCCGCCGTCGACGCTGAACACGAACGCGGCCGCCGCCGCTGCCAAGCCCGTGGCTGCGCGCGTGACGCGGACCTCCACCTGGTAGGAGTCCTTCGGCGCCCCGCTCACCGTGAGCACTGCCGCGCCGGTGCCGACGTGCGTGACCGCCCCGGCCGCGCCAGGAACGCTCGGGTTGACCGGCACGGTCATGACGGGCCCGCCGGCGATCTCGAGCGAGTGCGCAGCCGCCTCTGCGAGCGGGCCAGTGCCGAGCGCGTCCTTGATCACCTTCACGCTCGGGCCCGAGAACTGCTGGACCGTGTTCGCCGCGCCCGCGCTGCACACGCCCAGCTTGGCGACGACGTTCGCCGGCGAGGGCGGGACGATCCCGAGGGAGCCGTCCTGGATGATCTGGGAGATCTTGGGGAGCAAGGGCTACCTCAGGGCGATGCCACATGCGGCCTGGACTGCCTGATCAAACTCCTCCTCGGTGACCTCGAAGCCCTGCGGCCAGTTCTCGTGTGCCTTGGCCGCAGCGAACTTCCAGGCCGGCAGCTTCTTCTGCTCGGCCCACTTCTCGATCGGCTGCTTGGGCATCGGTGGCCTCACGGGATCACGTGGTAGTCCGACATCTCGGTCTTCGGCCGGACCGGGGTCGCTGGCCTCCCGACGATCGGGACGTCGATCGCGAGGTGCAGCAGGTAGACGATCCCGTTGTTGGTCAGCTCGCCCGCGGTTATCCACTCGCCACCTCGCAGCTCGTAGTTGCCTCGCGACTTGCACTGCTGGTGGATGGCGACGATGAGGTCGTTCGCCATCTCCTCGGTCTTCGCGAGGTCCTCGCCCCAGACTGCGCAGTCCACGCCAGCGACCCGCGTGGCGTACGACTTCGGGTTCGCGCCGACCTGCACCGGCGGGCCGAAGGCGTCCGCCGTCGGAATCCAGACGAGGCGGGGCGGCGTGTCGTGCTGGGCGATGTGCTTCTCGCCGATGAAGGAGGGGGTCCTGTGCGACCGTGAGTCGTTGAACGCCTTCACCACCGCGTGGATGAGTCCATCGAGCGCCACCTTCAGCCTCCATCGCGTGAGCGTGCCATCCGCTCGCGCAGCACCAGCTCGAACGCTTCCGCCCACCGTTCCGGCAGCTCACCCGACCGCGGGAGGATCGGCCGTGCGGGCACACGCACCTTCATGGCCGAGTGCCAGCCGCCGTCCGGCGTGCGCCACCGCATCGGCTTGAGGCCCTTGGCGCGCATCGTCCGGCCGTACTGATGCGTGCCCCCGTAGAACTGGCCGCTCGCGGCCTGGGCGCGGTCGGTGATCGCAAACCCGCGGGGGCGCGCCTCGACCCGGAGCGCGGCGCGCAACCGGCCAGTGAGCGAGAGGTCGCCCGACAGCCCGCCCTTAGCTGGGCGCCAGGGAACCCCGCGCGGAGATTCCCTGGCGTCCCAGCCCTGCGCAGCCAGCTCGAGCGCCCGCGCGCGCAGCGCATCGCCGAAGGACCGCACCGTCTCCCCGGCTGCGACCCGACTGAGCGACTCGATCGTCCGGCCGAGTTCGCTGAACGCCCCCGTCACCGGCATCACCAGCCCCGCTGCTTGTTGCTCTTCACCCGCGAGATCGAGGACGCAGGCGGCGGCATCTCGGTGATCCCCGCCGGGGTCACGTGCCCACGCGACACTTGCTCGAGCCAGCGCACCGCGTCCTCCTTGCGGGTCACCAACACCATGTTGTGGCCGGCCTCGGGGTTGAACCCGACCTGGCCGGCGACCAGCTCGAACGCCGCAATCGCGCAGACCGTCTGGCGCAGGTCGTCGCCCCAGGCCGAGATCGGGAGACGGAAGCGCGCGCCGAGGTAGCTATCTGCGCGCCCCGAGGCAGCACTGATCGCGGCCTCCTTGTCCGCCGCGGTGATGCTCTGCGGGAGCGCCTCCGGCCGGATGCCGAAGCGGTCGAAGTCTGCCGCCGTGGCGTAACCCATCGGCTACCGGCTCCCGCGCCGCTGCTTCTCGCCGTGGGCGCGCTCGGCGGCCTGGCGCTCGGCCTCGGCCTTCTCTGCGGCTGCCTTCTCCGCAGCCAGCTTCTCGACGACCGCCTCCGCCGAGGGCGCGCTCCCGTCGAGCACCGCGATGCGCTTGTCCGCCCGGAGCTCCGCGAGCTGCGTCTCCGACACGTCCGCGGTGACCGGGGTGGTGGGCCAGAACCGGCCGGCGCGCCGGTGCCCGTGCTCCGCCTTCGAAACGACCGTGACGATCATGGCTCTGTCTCCTTGGACTACGGGGTCGCGGTGCACTTGATGGCGAGGAACCACGGCCCGTACCCGGCCGCGCCGCGCGCGCGGACGCCGTAGAGGAACTCGTCGCGCTTGAAGACGTTCTCGTCGTCGGGCTTGGTGAGCGCCGTGAACTCCGGCGCCTCGCGGTTCTGGAAGATGAACGGCTTGATCGCCCGCTTCGTGCAGAGCACGTAGTAGCTTTTCGGCTCGCCCGCTAGGCGCGGCAGGCAGAGCAGGTCCAGCGAGCCCTTGAGGACGTTGGTGTCAGCCGCCGCCCCGTGGCCGGTGGCGAGCGCGATGTCCCGGCCGATGAGCTCGGCCTGGAGCAGACGCGCGGCCCGGAACTTCATCTGGGGCGGCACGACGAGCAGGTCGGGGATGATCTCCAGCGGCCGGCCGTCCGCGCCGATGAAGCTCATCATCACCTGGATGGCGTCCGCGAGCGCGTCGACGTCGAGATCGTGGCCGGCGAGCAGGTTCGACTGCAGCGGGCTCGCCGGGTCATCCATGTTCTGCGGGTGGTTGCTGTCGAAGAAGTGCTGGCCGTCGTAGGCCACCGCGCTCGTGCCGCCCAGCATCGCGTCGATGATCAGCTTGTCGGGCCACGCCTTGGTCTGCATGGCCAGCTCTTCGATCACGGGCCGGTACGTGCCGATGAGGTCGTCCTCGATGTCGACGCGCTTCACCCCCACCGTGTCCTCGAAGAGCCGGTTCTCGATGCTCTGCAGGCGGACGGCGAGGTTGTTGACCACGCGCTCGCCGAGCCACTCCCGCATCTGCGGGATGCGGTCCAGCCAGGCGTGCCGCATCTCGCGGGTGGAGCTCGGGATCTCGGTCGCGATCTGCTGGTAGTAGGTCGGGGTGTCGCTCAGCACCTCTCGGAACAGCGTCGAGAAGGTGAGCGTCGCGGCCTCGTACTTCGCGGGGGTGAGTGCGCCCATGCGTGTCTCCGTGCGCCCTCACGCGAGAGCGCGGCTTGTTGGTGAGGCTGCGAGGTGGATCAGCTGCGGCCGTCGAGGTTCATCTGGACCCAGACGCCATCGGGGTCGATGCCGATGACGGTGCCGGCGACCGGCAGGTTCGCGCCCGCGGTCTTGGCGACCGTCTGGTCGTCGGCCGCGTAGCAGAGGTTGCCGACGTCGGCGATCGCCAGCGCGTCCGCGGCGGCGCTGTTCGCCACCTTGAACGTCCCCTGGCGCACGCGCACGCGCTTCGCCCCGACCGCGTGCCCGGGCTGCGTGTTGTCCACCTCGGACTCGGCGATGCCCACGACCTTGGTGCAGGCGCTCCCCGCCGGGGCGGCGTACCCGCCAGCCAGGCCGACGATCGCGCCCTTGAAGATGTGGACGTTGTCGGCGACGAGGAGGTCGAAGACAGACGGGATGACGTCGTCGCCCATCCGCTTGGTGTCGCGGTAGCTCGAGAGAGCGGTCATGACTTCTCCTGCGTGGGCCGCCGCAATCGCAGCGCCCGACGGCGGTGAGGGTTGTCGGACTGGCTACTGCTTCTTGTTTTTGGCGGCGGCGACCTTGGCGGGGTCCAGCTTGAGCTGCTCGGCGAAGTGCTTCTCGTCCTCGGTGAGCGCCGCTTCCGGCGCGGCCTTCGGCTCCTCGTGCTTCGGCGCCGCGACGGGCACGACGACCGGCTGCAGGCAGTCGAGGAAGACCTTGAGCTGGGCGGGGTCGCGCGCGAAGGCCGGCGCGTCCGCCTTCATCAGCTCCTCGCGCTTGGCCGGGGTCAGGCGCCCCTCGCGGGAGGCGGCATCGAGCAGCGCGGCGACCTGACCCATGCGCTTTTCAGCCTCGAGCGCGGAGAGCTGGGCGGCCAGCTCGTCGGCCTTCGACGCCTTCTCCTTCAGGCCCGCGACCAGCGCGAGGGCCTCGCCGGCCGTGGCCTTGCCGGTGATGGCGAGCAACTCGCCCTGGATCTTCTCCGCCGCCTCGGCGCGCTCCGTCAGCGCAGCGAAGCGGGCCTCGAAGGCCTTGGTCTCGACGGCAGCGATCGGCTCGGGCATCTGCGGCTCCTTGCGGCGGGTGAGAGGTTGGTTCAGCAGACGGGCGACGTCCGGCGGCGCGTGCTTGAAGAGCGCCACCGCTCGAGCGAGCGAGTCGTCCTCGCGCTCGTCGTCGTCCTCGTCGGGGTCGTCCTCGTCGTCGTCTTCGCGTTCGGTGACCTTGTCGGCGAAGCCCTTCGCAACCGCCTCGCTCGCGGACATCCAGGTCTCGGCCGCGACGAGCTTCTCGACCTCGGCCTTCGCGAGGCCCGTGCGCGCGGCGTAGACGTCGCACATCACATCGCTGATCGAATCGAGGCGATCGGCCATCTTGCGGAGGTCGGCGGCGCCGCCCATCGCGAAGCCGCGCGGCTCGTGGACCATCACCATCGCGGTCGGGCTGATCTCGATCTCGTCGCCCGCCATCGCGACGATCGAGGCGATGCTGGCCGCCAGCCCGTCCACGTGGACGCGCTTCTCGCCGTTGGGCCAGGAGGCGATGGCGGTGTGGATCGCCATCCCCTCGAAGACGTCCCCGCCGGGCGAGTTGATGTGCACGTCCAGGTGCTCGGCGCCTTCTCCCTTCAGGGCCTCGAGCTTCTCGACGACGTGCTTCGCGCGAATGCCATCCCACCCACCAACAGCGTCGTAGAGGTGGAGTGCGCCGCGCTTCTGGCCGTTCCGCTCCTCGATGCGTGCCGTGATGCGCGGTGACTTTTCGCGGGCCATCGGTATCCTCTCTGCTCCCGTTGCGGCCGAAGCCCCGCGTGGGAAGGAACAAGGCATTGGAGAATCTGGCGTTCGAGCTGCACGACTCGCACTTGCTTGGAGTGCGAAAGGTCGAGGGCAAGGTCCACATGGACCTGTCGCTCTACCTGCAAGCGAGCGCTGTGGAGCCGGGACGTGACCCGGGGACTGGCTGGGCGCAGGAGGCCGAGGCGGTCATCGAGCAGGGCACGATCGAAATCGCTCCCCCGCCGGGCGATCTGTGGATCCTGGATGGGAGCGTCCAGGTTGCTGAAGCGACCTTCGACAACCTCGTTCCACTGCCTTTCAAGAGAAGCGGCAGGACCCGCATCCACCTTCATGGGGCCGGCTGGAATCTCATCGCCACCGGGACCGGCTTCGAGGTCGTGCTCAAGGGCCAGCGGGTCTTCATCGAGGATCTTCCGTAGGCTCCGCTTCTTCCCGCGGCGGCTCTGCACCTGGCTGCGCTGGCGCCGGTTCCGGTTCAATCACCGGCTCGCCCTCGACCACCGGGATGCGGAACTGCTTCGCCACCTCCACCAGATCGACGTTGAGCCCCGCCGTCTTCAGCTTGTTGAGCGCGTCGCCCAGGCTGTTCAGCGTCGTCGCCGTGCTGGCCCGGTCCTCGGGCGCCTTCGTGCTCCAGCTCACCCGCGGCGCCAGCTTTTCGTCCGCCCAGTTGTAGGCGGCCCACGGGACCATGACCTGCTCGGCCAGGCAGTCACCGAGGCTCTTCGCGTCCGCCTCGAGCCGGTCCAGCCGGATGCGATCGTGGACGTTGGCCGCCGCGTACGAGCCACCGCTCTTCATCGAGGTCGTCAGGTTCTGCCCCAGCACGTCGACCGCGATGCACTCGTCGCACTTCTCGATCAGCTTCTGGAAGCCCTCCCAGCTCTGGCTCGCCGCCTCCACCAGCGCGATGTCGAACCCGAGACCCTGCTCATCCTTGGCGACCCGGATGACGCCTTCGCCGCCGAGCGTCCGGAGGTCGTCCTCGAACGCCTCCTTGTCCTCTGCCTTCGCATCCGCCGGCACGACCGCCTTCTTGATCGGCAGGCCGTGAACCTCGGAGTACCGCGCCCAGTCCCGCGTCGCCCAGTGGCGGATGAGGAACAGGAGCGCCAGGGACCTGACGAGGCCGTTCATCCAGCCGCGCGCGTAGCCGTCCGGCGCGTACAGGATCCAGTGCCCGTCGCCGGGTGTGATCTCCACCTGGCCGTCGAGGGTCGAGAGCCAGAAGCTCCTCGTGTCCCACCGCCAGTAGGCGAACCGCGGGTCCCAGACCTTGAGCCGGGGCGCCCAGTAGCCGGGCTCCTTCGTGTCCCACAGCAACTCCCCGATGCCGAGGCGGAGCAGCAAACCCCACCGCAGCAGCCGCTTCACCTCGGCATCGGGGAACCAGCCACCCCACTCGTCCTGCGCCCGCGCTGCCAGCTTCCCGGCCTTCCGCTTCGAGGTCCGCCCGCTGAGCTCGAGCGGAAGGCTGCAGAGAGCATCGACCCTCGTCTGGAGAACGCCGTTGATGCGGTCGTCGCAGCCGAACGCGTCGCAGAGCTGCGCGACCGAGTAGAACTGGCCGCGCTCGAGGTCGACGAGCGCCTGGCGCACGGTCGCGACCTCGTCGAAGGACTGCGACGACGAGATCGGCAGGTCGCGGTAGCGAACGCGGACCGGGGAGGCGCCCAGCCGGGCGCGCTCCCAATAATCCGTCTCGTTTCGCTGTGCGCGAGGCGCCTGGCTGGGCTTGGGGACTGGCAAGGTCGCTTTCGGAGCCGCGTCCTTGCGCGCCTCTCATACCCCACTGCAAATCAGGGCCGAGCGGGCACGAGCGGGCACGAGTGGCCCGAGCGGGCACGAGCGGGAATCCTCGTTCAGGCCACCTTCCGCTGCGCGCGCTGCAGCAGCGCCTCGTAGACCGACGGCATCGCCTCCCTCAGCTCGACCCGGCAGACCAGGACGAGACGGCCCGAGCGGATGAAGGTCACCCCGCCCGTCTCGAGGATGTGACGGAGCCGCTTCTTGCTGAGCCCCGAGAGCTCGGCGAGCTCGGGCAGCGAGAAGAAGACCGCGTCCTCGAAAGCATCTCCATTCATGCGTTTGCCCCTTTCCCCTCGAAGGTGAGCTTCGACAGCGCCATCTCGTAGGACATGCCGAGCGCCGCGAGGACGCGCTGGCGGCGCGCTTCGAGGTACTGCCCGCTCGGCGTGCGGTTCTTGATCTCCCGAGCCACGTGGCGCTCCGTCTCCATGCGCCAGCGGTACTCGTCGGTGTGCTGCTTCTTCTCCTCGCGCCGGTACCACGGGATCCGCTTGCGCTCTCGGTCGGGACTGCCGGGGCGCCAGTCGTTGAGGTTGCGAGCGGTCAGGCTGTCCCGATAGAGGACGCTCAGCCCCTGGCCGAGGGCCACGTTGTTGTTGAGCATGAACGAGAGCAGGTCTGCCATGCGGTCCACCTCCGCCAAGACTGCGTTGGTGCTTCACATGCGCCGCGGGGCCACGGGCTCGCGGTTCAGCCCGGCCTGCGCCAGCGGCGACTTGAACGCGAGCTCGCTGATCACGTACGCGAGCGCGTCCATCCGATCGGGGCTCCACGCCTTCACGTCGTCGGTCCACTGGCAGCACTCGTCCTCAAGCTTCCCGAGCCCGGGAGCGTTCGAGACGAGGTGCTTGCTGTAGAGGACCGCGACGCTCTCGGCCCACGCTCGCTTGCCCTTGTTCCCGCCCTTCTTGAGAACGCGGACCCGCGGGTCGACGAGCCTCATCATCGAGTCGACCATTGCCCCGCTGCGGCCGACGTCGGCGACCATGAAGCTGGCGCCGTGCTTCCAGTAAAGGGCGACCGCCGCCTTGGCCGCGACGTCCGGCGTGGCGTTGACCGTCGCATCCTCGAGGACCTGGATGATCCCGTCCTCGCGCAGGCCCGCCGCGACGATGCCCCAGTTGTCCGCCTTCTCCCCGCTGGTCTCGGCCGGGTCGACACCGATGCCGATTCGCCGGAACGGCGAGTCCCGCTGCACGTCGGGGCACCAGGACCGCTCGAACCACTCGCGCTTGAAGAGCGCGCCCGGCATCTCCTCGAGGATCTCGCCACCGATCTCCTGGCGACCGAACGCGGTGCCCTCGTAGACCTTCAGGTTCTCGTCGAGCCAGCTCTGCGCGACGTTCGCGCGGTTCTCGTGGCTCGCGCCGATGGTGACCGCGGACCGCTCGTCCTGGGTCAGGCGGATGAGCAGCTTCAAGGGGCGCGGCGTGGTCGCGACCATGGTCTGCGGATGCAGGCCCGACCGCATGGTCATCTGCAGCTGCCGCCAGACCTCCTCGGCGTAGGGCATGGCCGCCAGCTCGTCGACGGCGCCGAAGTGGTTGTTCGGCCCGCGGAGGTTGTCGGGCTCCTCGCCGGTGAAGAGGATCGCCTTGGAGCCGTTCGGGAAGACGAGGCGCCGCTTGTTCGTCTGGACCTTGGGAAGGAACCAGGGTGGCGAACAGGGGAGGATCCCGGACTGGCCCTCGACGACCTCGCCCCACAGCGAGCCTGCCGTGCGCGCCACCACCGCGATACGGCAGCCGGGGAAGCGCTGCGCGCGGTCGAGGACGAACTGGGTGAGCCGCCGCGACTTCCCGACACCGCGGCCCCCACAGAAGATCCAGTAGAGCCACCCGCCCGGCGGCTCCTGCTGGCCGGTCCAGAGCCCGTAGCCGGGCTCGTGCTTCGGCGGCGCCGGCGGCGCGAGGCGGATGCTGGGGCGCTCCCAGAGCGGCCAGCAATACCGCAGCGCCTGGCGCTGCTTCGGCGTGAGGGCGTCATGCAAGGCCTTCGCCCCCATAGCCATCACCAGCCGCTCCACCGGGGACATGCGGGAGGGATCGAGCATTCGTGACTCCGAGGTTGAGTTCGATTCGCTGGAAGACTTCGATGAGCTCCGCATCCGTCGCCGGCGGCTCGGACTTCTCGCGCCGCTCGTACTGCTTGGCCTTGCCGCGGAACTGCTCGATGAGGATCTCGGCGCAGCGCCGCTTCTCCGACTCGCTCTTCGCCTGCACCATCTGCTGGACGACGAGCTTGAACGCGGCGGGCATGGCCTTCGTCGCGAGCTCGTCGACCAGGCGCTCGGCCTCCTCGGTCGTCTGCGGCTTCGCCACCGGGGCTGCCGGCACGGCGGGGGCGACCACCTCCGGCGGCGGCGCAGCAATCCGTGGCGCGACGGGTGCCCGGCGCTTCGCCTCCATCCTCGTCGGCGGCTCCGCCTTGCCCTCGAGCATGGCGGTCGTGATGGCGCCGCCCGTGAGCTTCTCCAGGGCCCGCCGCTGCGTCGCCGAGAGGTAGCCGCCGCCAGCGAAGAGCCGCGAGATGTGCACCTGGCTCGAGGCGAGTGCCTCGACCAGCGTGACGCGGCGCAGGCCGTTGGCGTCGAGCCACGCATCAATGGCCCGGAGCGCGGCGGCCGGCGGTCGCTGCTCACCGTCCGAGTGGACCTTCCGGCTCACGCGGCACCCCGCTGGGCCTTCTGCCCGGTGAAGGCCTGCCAGCGCTCGATCGCGACCTGGACGTACTTGGGCTCCAGCTCGATCGCCCGGCACTGCCGTCCGGTCTTCTCGCAGGCGAGGATGGTCGTCCCCGAGCCCGAGAACGGCTCGTAGACGACCTCGCCGGCCTTGCTGCTGTTGGTGACCGAGCGGACAACGAGCTCGACCGGCTTCATGGTCGGGTGCTCGTCCGAGCGCTTCGGCCGCGCGATCTGCCAGAGGTCGCTCTGCTGCCGGTCCTCGAGCGGGTGGAGCCGCGGGCCCTCGGCGTTCCAGCCGTACCAGATGGGCTCGTACTGCGTGTGGTAGTCCTTGCGCGACAGGACCAGCGAGTCCTTCGCCCAGATGATCGTGGACGACCAGTGGAAGCCGGTGGCGGTGAGCGCCGCGTGGATCGTCGGCCACTCCTGGGCGCTCATCGCCATATAGAGGAGGGCGCCGGGCTGAGTGACCGCGGCGATCCCCTTGCAGAACGCCTGGCAGAACTCTGGGAACCTCTCCCCCAGGTCGTCGTTCGCGATCTGCCGGCTTTTCCAGCTCGGGTGGTTGGCGGCCGAGCCGTAGGCCACGTTCCAGGGCGGGTCCGTCCAGCAGAGCTGGGCCTTGGCCCCGTCCATCACGCGGGCGATGTCCGCTGCGCTGGTCGAGTCGCCGCAGAGGATGCGGTGCTTGCCGAGGACCCACAGCTCCCCTGCCTTGACGTAGGTCTCCTCCTCGGTGGGCTCCTCCGGTACCTCGTCTGGATCGGTGAGGCCCTCCGTGCCTGCGCCGATGCCGCCGGCCTCGCCGAGCAGCGCCTCCAGCTCCTCGGCGGTGAACCCGACGCCGTCGAGCGCGTCCTGGGCACCGAGGTCCTTGAGCAACTCCGCGAGCATCTGGTTGTCCCAGCCACCCGCCTCGGTGAGCTTGTTGCTGGCCAGCAGGTAAGCCTCGGCCTCCGCGTCGGAGCGGGAGGCCCATCCACGGAGCACCGGCACGAACCATTCGTCGCCCTCGGCGCGGATGCCCGCGGGCGGCGCATCGCCGCGCTGTCGCATCGCCATCAGGGCCTCGCGGCGGCCGTGGCCGGCGACGATGCGACCGGTGCGCTCGTCGAGGACGATCGGCTCGACGTAGCCGAAGCGACCGATGCTCGTCCCGATCTCGGGGCTGTGCTGCTTCGGGTTCCTGCTCGCGGCCTGGAGCTGGCCGATCGGCATCCACTCCAGGCGCGTCGCAGGCGCGGCGGTCTTGGACGGTCGAGTCATGGTCAGGCCCTCTCCGCCTTCTGTCCGGTGAAGCCCTGCCAGCGCTCGATGGCGACCTGGACGTACTTGGGCTCGAGCTCCATGGCGCAGCACCGCCGGCCGGTCTGCTCCGCGGCGATGAAGCTGGTCCCCGAGCCCGAGAAGGGATCGAGCACGAGCGCGCCATCGAGCGAGCCGCGCTCCATGAGCCAGGACCACACGCCCACCGGCTTCGGGCAGGGGTGCGCAAGCGACTGGTCCGACGGCTCCGTTTTCACGAGGGCGTCGGGCCTGCGCCCCTTGCCCGCCGCGAGGTAAGGGTCCTTCCCGTAGGCGAGGACCGGCTGCCAGCACGAGAAGCCCCAGGGCCCGCTGCCCGCGCCGGCCGGGACGAACCACGCGAGCGTCCACTCTGGCTTCGGGTAGTGCCGCTGGTTGACGTTGCCCGGCGTCAGCAGCACCACGTCGGACGCCGCGCGGGCCTGGCCGAAGAACCCGTCGACCAGGTGGCGAAGGTTCTCCTGCGTGTCGTCGTGCGACTCGTAGCTCTCGCCGATGCCGTAGGGAGGATCGGTGAGGCACAGGTCCGCCCTGGCCCCGTCGAGCAGGCGCGCGAGGTCCTTCGCGTTCGTCGAGTCGCCGCAGAGAAGGCGGTGCTTG